AGCTACTTGACGGTTACACCCTTGGTGAACGATGGCTTCTTGACGCCACCCTTGTCAGGCCCAGAGGGCGGCACGGCGGGCGGCCTTTTCGTCTGCGGGTCGCGGACTTTCTGCGGCCGGTTGTCGTTGCTTTGCATTCCTGACGACGGCAAATTGCTCACTGTTCAGCCTCCTAGCGATGGCAATGAGAAAGTCATTGCCGTTGTAAACACCAAGACCCTGTACCTTCTCCAGCTCAAAGCCACTGGCCTGAAGGTCACGATAAAGCTGCCACTGCTTCACCGGTTCATACAGCATGCCGGTTTCACCCGACATTGTTATGTCCATTTCGTATTCGGCTTGCTGCCTTCCTTGTAGACAGCAAAGGTAAAGCCGCCCCCCTTCCGCTGTTACCCGTGCAAGCTCCGTGGTGAAGGCTAAGCGTTCCGCAAGAGGCATAAACTCCAATACCTGTAAAACCAGCACCCCCTGGAAACGGCCTGTTATGAAAGGGAGGCTACGGACATCCCCAACAACAGGTGTCAAACCGTCTTCCGGGTAAGCCTTAACTGCCCCGCTTAGAACCTTAGCCGACAGGTCAACCGGTATCACCCTGATCTTGCTGCGTCCTTCAAAGGATTGCAGAAAGTGGCTGGTCTTGGCCGTACCACACCCGGCGTCAAGCACAAGACCCCCGCCGTCTTGGAGGGCTACAGTCACCATCTTAAGAACAGCCGACTGCAAGGGGCTAACCTTGCCCTTATTCTCCTCCGTAAACTGGTCGCGGGCCAGAACGCTTTCCAGGTATCGCCTCTGGTTGGCGATCGTGTAGCTAGCCTTGGGCTCTGGGAGCTTCACGCCGGTATGCCCATATGGCCGAAGAATTTCTTCAGCTTCTGCTCGGCGGCGGGTAGAAGCTTATAACGCTCCTGGTACCCGGCGCTCGTGGACATGGTGGTATGCGCGAGGAACCCCTCACTGGACAAGTTGCTGAACACTCTACGAAGGTGTCGAGCCCGCGTCTTGTGCGCCGGAAGGAACTGAAAGGCATCTGCTCGGTAGAAGTTTGTCTTACGTAGCCCCAACAGAAGAACCTTCTCGGCGATGCTCAGACACGGCGGATAGAGCATGCTGGTGCCAGCCCGAAGTTGGGCTACTCGCCCAAGGCGGACCTTTTCCCTCAACCGCTTGGGTTGCCACTCCTGTTTTGGCCCAGCCTGCTGACGCTTGAGCTCTTGCGCCTTCCTCTTGAGCTTTCGGTAACGCTTCAACTCAACCTTTGACATCTTTGTAAGCAGCATCGGTAGCCCCCTGGGTGAGTTGCCGGTGACGGAGATTGGCGACATACTGTTCCATGTGTGCCTGGAGTTCCTCTGTTGACAGGTTCTTGTAGAAATCTGGGGGCTTGGGCTGAAGGATGTTATCACCTATGTGAACATCAACGTGCACCCCGTCCTTCATCTCTTTCTTATCGTCGGGCTTGGGCAGCCCCGCGTTGACGAACAGCCCAAGATTCTTCATCAGGTCAAACGTGCGCAGTTCCCTAGCCTCAATCTCTTGACGAAGCTCTCGCCTGGAAATGTATTGGTCAGCCCCCATTGCAGTGAGGTCATTGAAGGCTTGTCGCTGTAGCGTCTCCAGGCGGTTTAGCGTGCTCAGGATGCTGGTCTGTGCCTCTTCTGCGGTAGCCGCTAATACCTTGAAGTGTGATAACTCCCGGAGATCGCTGCGGACTATCCTGTTGGCAATACCCCAATGCTGGGCAATCTCCGGGATGGTGTACCCCTGTGCTAACAGGTCAGCAGAAATAAGTCGGCGCATCCACAGAGCCAGGTTCTCGGCTTCTAGACGGGCCAACCTCGGGGTACCATGTACACGACCCTTGGCGACCTTGCCAACACCTTGAAGAACCTGCTGCACACGCTTGGTGTCATAAGCCGCCATTGGCAGACTTACACCCTGTGTCAACATTTCAATGGCTCTGGAAATAGCAGTAATACTTTCCGGGTTGTACGCAGAGGGAGCGTGCCCCTGTATGGCCTCCTTACGGATAGCCATATTCTTGGCACGCCGCAGTTGATGCCTAACGGCTTGGCTGGGTTGGCCAGTAGCCGGGTTGATGACAACCCGCCGCTTCACCTGCTTCCCAACCAGCGTCTTCACCGGGGCTTGAGTGTCGGTGACCTTAACCCGCTTCATCTGCATCAACTTCCCCTGTTTTCGCTGTCGGATGGCCAACGGTGACGCCCTGCGACTGCAAGAATTCACTCTCGTCTATGAAGAAGACCCACGAGATAACGCTGTTCGCACACTTAAACGTGATCTGCCAGACCGCTTCCTTGGCTTCTCGCATTACGCGATCCTGCCTATCGAATACCCACTCGTGCCCAGATGCACAGCGGTAAGGCTCCAGCCCAAGGAAGCGTTTCTGGTCGTTCTGCCTGTCAGCCGCTATGCGGCAGTCGGGGCAAGCCGCAAACTTGAACCCATACGCGGGCGACATGAACACCGGTTGCACTTGCTACACCCGTTCGCCGACGTCCAGGACGCGAACGCCCTTCTCCATAGCCTGCGCCCTCACCTGCTTGTTACGCTTGTACATCTTGATGAAATTCTCCACGATCTTGGCCGGGTCAGCGTTCTCTGGGGTCTCCTCCCAGAAGATGGTGGGATTGTTCTTCGTCTCCACCCAGCTTGCCGACTTGTCGTTCTTCTTGTCCTTCCCCGTGATTTGAAGAATGAACCGGCCCTGCTCCGGGGAGCTTTCATCAAGCTCGATGACTGAACCCTCGATCGCGGTGAAGTGCTGCGTGACAGAGCGGTCGCGCAACTCGGTCGCCACGAAACGGAAACGGCGCTTTACACCCACGGGCTTCTTGACATTGACAGAGGCTTCTGCGGCCACGCGCTTACCCTCCTGAATTGGGTTACCTTCATTGAAGCAGCTTAACGGCCCCTATTGCCTGAAATACGGGGTGCTCATACAAGGCTTCTACAATTTCGTTAACACCAGCCTCACCGTTCAAAACCCAATCGGGGTGTACCCACTGGTCCACCAGATTACGCACCTTGGTGAAGCGCCCCTGCACCCACGCGCTGTCTTGGTGGCTGTCCCTGCGGATGCGCCGCTTGTAAGCTAACTGATAGTCACAGTCCAGCAAGGCCACCGTAAGCTTGAAATCAAGGCTGATAACACTTGAGAAAAACTTCCCGTTACCGAGCCTATCCCCCTCTGCAAGTATAAAGCGAATCGGCGTAAAAGCCAACCACTTTAGCACGGGAGTTATCGCGTTCATAGCCAAGCCGTCTGTTCCGCTGAAGCCACCACCTCGTATGACACCTATCTCAGCCCCAACCGGATACCGGACATAGCTGACAAGCCCTTCCTTGCACTGCATACTAGGAACATACCGCAAGGCAGAACGTACGGCGGTCGTCTTACCCGCGCCGGGCGGGCCAATCAGGTAAAACAGGTGCTTATCCACGAGGGTTCCCTATAAAGAATCCAGCTTGCCGTCGAGCCTCCGGGCGCCCCCGCTCGGTGCCCAACGACAAGCTGGAGTGAAATTGAGCAGCACGGTGAGCACGGGTTTCCACCAACCCTATCTGTAGAGCTGTGTCTGTAGCCGCTTACAGGCCCGGTCTTCCCCATCCGGCAAGGTTACAGTGTCAGGGCACACAGCTTCTACATAGCCCACTTTCATCTACGGCGTTGGTCCCCACCCACGCCGTAGAATATAGTCACCGAACATGCCGCTCGCGGTGACAAAACGTTTGCCCTTCACATTGGATTCCGCCAATGCTGTAACGACCGGGCCAGCCGTGCCATTTGTCTCACCAGAGTTAGCACGGACCTGTGGTCGAGCCTATACCGTGCATTTCTCAGCCGGGATCGAGCCGGCCTCCCTTCGCATCAGCCCTCGGCAAGCGAGCGGGAATTGAACCCGCCTTACAACTGTTCTGTTCTGTGCCAACCGCGCTCCTGCCTAAATGCCCACCGTTGTACAATACGGCTTTCACTGTTCATACGCAACACAGTCCTTGCAGCAAAACGGTAGAGCCTGTTCGTTAGGCAACGATACGTCGGATGTGGCACGACTATCAAGCTACCCGGCCATACTTCCAATGCGACCTGTTCTGCCTGGACGCCGGTGGCGACTACCACGTCTGGTCGTCGGACGTTGATCCAGTATCTAACGTAGTCGGGGTCCGGCTCCAAACGACTACTAGGTCGATCGCCGACGTGCCAAGTGGTGTTAAAGAACCAAATGCCGCACGGGTCCCATTCAAAGTCAAATAACAGTCGGAGTCTAGAGCCGGTCTTATTAACCTTCCGGTCGAAACCTGGATGCCACCATTGACCGTGTTGGAGCATCCTCTCAAAGCGCGCTCGGTGCCCCGGGGAACGAGCATCATAGGCGTTCTGCATGAGGCAAAGAATCATCTGTCTTCCGTTCTAGGATAGCCTGCATGTAGTCGCCGGTTCTCCAGAGGGAATGGATACCCCAATGAGATAGCTTAAAGCCCACCGCAGCACGCAGAAGGCTGCCCTGAGTAATTGGCGTATCCGTTATTTGTTCAGACCCATCTGGGGGTGCAATGGCGGGCCCTCCGATGTACACAAATTCAGTGACCAAGCGAGCTAGCGCTCGCCAGACACGCCTGTAAAGGGCAGGTTGGATATGCTCATAAGAGTCGAGAAACAGAGCACAGGCAAGTGGCTCTATTCTGTCTTCTAACCACTTCACGATGTCACCAGTGTCTACGTGAACACCCTGATTGTTTGAAGCAGCGTAACCAGCCAGAATAGGGGACAGCTCTACACCCAGAAGCCGACTTGGCGTAATACCCAGCTTCTGCAAGACAACCAAAGAGTAGCCGGCGCCACAACCAAGATCGGCGATGGTGCCTTCGGCTGGGACACCTACTGTTTTCAACACTTCTGACATCATACGATGTCTTGGCCCGCCAGTAGCGTAATAGCTCATCTGCTTCTGAAGGTCCTTGTCGTAGTAAGCCCGTATCTGTGTCAGTGTGCTACCGTCGTGCTGTGTTCCACCAAGACTGATGATCAAGCTCAAGAGTGTAGCCCTCTAGAGAAGGCACCTTCTACTAGGTATGCAGATGTTCTAAATTCGTTGAAGGAGTAGACATTCTGGAGCCAAGACCTTACCTGCTCGTTTTCTACAGACAACACGAATTTTGCGCCCCTTGGTGGATAGTCTATTGCTAACGGAAAGGTTACCTCTAGCCTGTTTCTGCCAAGCGCCTTCGCGGACAGAATCGCCATTCTAGTTGCCACGGTGTCTACGTACCAGACGATGCCTTTAGCCCGATCCATAATTTCCACGCTGGGAACACCAGAAGACCAATTTTTCAGAGTAAGCTCAAAGCCGAAACTAGAAGCTGCGGCAGGGTTTGTGAGCACTGAAGGTTCTCCGGTCACGCCTGTAACGGGGAACGTCGTCATTTCTGCTTCCATACAATCGCAGGTACCAAGATGGCGGCTTTAACTCTCTGCTGTCTTCACGGCGCTTCTGGTTGTCAAGATAACGGATGTACCCAGGGTGCAGGTAAGACTTGATGTCTAAGGGGTCGGGATAATCAACAAAACCAACAGAAGAAGGTAATACTCCCGTCCAGTCACACAAAAAACCAGCGGAGGGCCGAATGCCGTACCTTCCCATCTTAGAACGAAGGGTATTTAGGGTTATACCCTCGAATATCGCGTTGTCTACATCCAAGGTTATCTCATCAACGACTATTGGACACCCTGCGAGGGTGCCGGATAAGCCTTCTTGTAGGCTATCTGACATCGGATGAACTCTCGGTATTGAGCAGACAGATGACAACTAGTTGTGAACACGCGGTCAGCAGCTAATAGCTGCATCGCCTCTTTTATGTCTTCTGGTGTGACCTGGCAAATCATAGAGGCAAGAACGGGTTGCTGAATATTCCGTAATGTCTCTTCAACGTAAGTGCTAAGTCCCAGAACAACGGGGTGTACCCCTGCCCGGCTTAAAGCTGAGTGTGAACTGCTCGTTTTCCCCATCGGTTACCTCTTTGTAGCGCCCCCAAGCCCCATCTGCCGCTGGACGAACGGGTAGCTTCGCAGTAAAGCAAAAACGCCCCACCGTCGCTAGGTTATAGGTGCAACCAGCGGGGAGCCCCGTGAAGGCCATAGGCCGACCACAGACACCACATGTAGCTCGCACGTAGACTACGGAGTTTGCTGGGTCCGCGAAGGCAACAAGGTTGAAGCTTGTGTGTTCACAAGATTTTTCCATTGCCAGCCAAGGTAAAAGTTAATGAAGATACCCCACATGGGTTGCTGCCCCTGTACAACGCATGGTTTCCATGAGCCAGTCTTCAGATCGTAGCGGTAAGCGCACCCCTCTTGGATAGCCTTAACAAGCCTCGCTCTTGCAGATAGGTGCTTGTACGGAAAAGATACCCAATTTCTATCCATCCGTCGGTTCTCCAAGGAGGTTCCAAAGAGAGACTTACAGCAACACGGTCAACCACGATTGAGCTTTCTATGAGTGGACACCAAAAGGGCACAGTAGTCGTGTAATCTACCGGCTTGTACGCGTGGAACAGTTTACAGAACCCATCACGGTATCCGTCACCACGGTATCCATCACTGCTTTCACGGCCAATCAAAGCCGACCGGACACCGTAGAAAGGACAGTCAGCACAGCAAGAGACCCAACACCTCTTAATGGGCAACGGGGTTACTGTACCCGTCACGTGTTAGCCCGCCACCAAAAGTGGACGGGCAGGCAGGGTAATAGACAGACCCACACGTGCCAGTAGGCGTTGCCAAGCTCATTGAACTCCCACTTCTTAGCCCAGAAAACGCCCACCCATACGTCTTCCAGCTTGAACTCAAAACGGATGTTCATCGACGCCTCCGGCTACGGCAGTCCTCACACAGGTCAAGCTGGCAGTGGAACACGTGTTCTGAAGGTAAATACGCCGTGGTTATTTCAGTGAAGCAGTTGTCGCATCGCCGGGTGTACTCAATCTCCTCGTGAGGAGACCACACAAGATAGCCCAACACTAAGACATTACCCGTCTTAAGGAGACTCATTATCCAACCCCCACCCCTAGATTCTCACGGGCTAACCGTTTTTCATCTTCCATGCGGGTACGGTGTGTAGGCACCGGCGGTTCTGTAGGTTCTATGTCTATGACAGGCCCGGCAACTTCCTGTGCCTTACCAATCTTACCTTCATACGCTGTGTTAGCATACCCGCAGGCACCACATGATTTGCAATTACGATGCGTCTCTTTTGTATCGGTAAACCGGGGGTCCTCGTTCTCATAGTCGCTGCGGACGTAGTCGTACACGATGTCGCCGTTCACGTCCAGGTCCTTCTGGGGAAGCAGCTTGCCCCAGAAGTAGCGGTAAGGCGAGTCGGCGTTCTCGGGGCTGTTCCACAACATGTGCAGCCAATCTTTCACGCTCATGGCTTTGTGCTTGTTGTGCGCCCGCCCGCTACCGAAGTTAATATGGTCGCCAACCTTCTTGAAGTTGGCGGCCCAGTCCATCGCTTGGGCCATATCACCCCAAGCCACCCACCCCTTGCGCTTGGCGATGAGGATCGCCTCTGTCTGCTGGCCAATCGTGTAGCTGCCCAGAATGGGGTCGGTCTTGGGTACCCCACAACAGTTACAGGAGTCGTTCAACTCCTTGAAGTGAGGGTCACTAACCGCAAAGCTCATTCCGTACTGCCGGGCCAACCCCCAGGCTTTAAGGAAGTGAGGACGCTTCACTTCCTCATTGCAGCGCCGGTAGCTGTCAGTTGACCGTGACATGCGGCGCCAGTATTCCTGCACGTCGTAGCCCAGGTGCTTGCTCATGTCGTCGTAGAGGGCTTTCAGGTTGGCATCGGCCATGCCACTGAGTGCCATCCACTCGATGCTCACGGCTTCACACTTCCCCAGACAGGCTTCGTTGACCTTGGCAAACAACTCATCCATGTGCAAGTCGGACCACCCCAGCACGAACGGCCTGAAGCGCCAGTATACGCGCTTGCCCATTTCACTGAGCATGCGCATGATCTCCAACCGACGGCTGATAGCGGGGGCCCCCTTGTCGATCAGGCGCCCCATGTGGTCGTCCAACCCAGCAATGCTCATCTGAAACACAAAGTTCGTGGCATCCTGGATGACCATCTGGTATTCCGGGTGCATCAGCGCATCGCCCTTGAAGCAGATGAACGTTGGGTAGTTATACTGCTTCAGCAGGGCCAGCATGGATAGCCCCACGCCAAACTGTTGTTCATACCGATCGAAGGGGTCGGTGAGCCCACCCCAGTGAAAGGGGATCTTGTAGCGGATGAACCCGTTGTAGAGCTCCTGCTCGTACAGGTTGTTGTTGGGCTTCCCGCTGAGCATCCGTTCTAGCTTCGCAAGGTCGATGGCCCTCACCTTTCTGGCGTTAAAGTCCTTTCCGGCCATGTTGTGGCTTATTTTGATCATACTGGCGAAGCAATAGCTACAGTCGTAGGCACAAAGTGAGTAGGCGTCTACGGTCATCGGGAATCCACAATCCGGAACTTCCGTGCTGATTCGCGGTGACATGTAGTCGTAACCACCAAGGTACATTTCCCGGTTCTTAGTCTGCTCACGGGTCAACGGCGTATCAGGCACCCCAGGCACGTAGGGCAGCTTGTCAACTAAGTCATACCGAGTTTTCATCTTCACTTGTTTCCCCTTTAGGATATTTCAAACGCCAAGCTGCTCTACCACGAGGCTTCTTGTAAACTCGTCTATCAAACATCCCAAGCATGTATTCTTTGGCCATGTGACACGTGTGACAAAGTATCTCGGTGTTCTCAGGCGTATCGTTATGCTTGTTCCCATCTCTGTGGTGTGCATCTAACGTGATGCCCATCTTAGCTAACTCTACTTGATGTTTACCACAACATTCACAACGATAACGCCGTAGAGCCTTCATCATGGGTCCTAAAACTTGCTTGAAGAAGTGAGAGTATCTGGCAGCTCCACCCTTCCAGTTGTAATTCTTTTCACCTAAATGGGCAAGCCGCATCTTATAGCGGGTATCATCTGTCATGCTCTTGCCACCAAAGTTCTGGTTGTTTTCACCCGACATATTCTCCCCAACGAAGGCATACCGACATTCATCAGAGCAAAATTGTAGCCTGCCCTCCTTAAACATACGGGTAGCCCCTCTTTTAGTCAAGGGGTCGCCGCAGCGTTCACAGAAGAGTTTAACGTAGCCAAACTCACGCACCTGTTTAGCTATCCACCGTGAACGGTTCCACACGAACTTGCAGTCATTGCCACAGGTCTTGCCATGCTGTTCACGGGATTGCGTGAATACCGTTCTACACGCTGGGCAGGTTACTTCTTTTCCAGCTTGGTATTTTCTACTCGTCTTCCCAATCCTTAGCTTGCTGCTCCGTAGCCACGATCACTCGGATGATGGGTTTATGACACTTGAAACAGGCGACAACGAGTTCGCCCCCTGCTTTGTAGGAAACCTCTATCGCCGCTTTGGGGTGGCAAAGCTGGTGAAAGTAAAGCTCAGCATGATCCTCGTGCGTGCAATCGGGGGCGCTGCACCCTTTCGCGATCAGCGTGTCTAACTCTTCACGTGTGTTCATTGTAATTACTCTTACCGGTATAACAAGTGAACAGGGTTTGTATCCGGGAGTATCTGAGTAGTTACCCGAGCACCATCTACGAAAATGCCCATGCGGTTAGCCAAATGTACACGCAAAAGGGCCTTCACCGCAAGTAAGTACTTATGCCGCAAAGCAGTGTCCTGGCGGTGTACATGGAAGGCGTTGCTGAGCCAGGAAGTTGTTAAGAACGGATCGGTGCCTACAACCGTAAGCTCAGTCTTACCATTCTCATTAGTCCATTCATAGACACCGCTTTCAAGCCCATCGCGGGGCATACCCAGATTATCTTCATAATTGTTAAGTGAAGCTATAGTCGTCATGAGCATATCGTGCGCTGGCGTTAGCGCTGGGTATTTCCCCCTCCACTCCAGGCTGGGACGCTGACGTGGCCCCGGCATAGGACGTAGTCCCGGCGTAGCTTGATCCAAAGTGTTGTCGTTATGCTGGCGATAGTGCCAAGCATAGCTGCGTTGAGCATGCTGAGCCATAACTGTCAGTAAGTGCCCTTCTGCCTCCATAATTCATCCACCAGCCACGCAGCGCCGTTCATAGACAAGTAGGCCAATGTACTGAACCTACCAAGTGCGGTAGCCCGGAGGACTCTTGTCATATTTTGGACCTCTCTATACTGCGGTGGGCACCCACGAGAAAGCTTGATTTCGACAAAGCCGTCGGGATCGGCTTGGTCAATCTGACAGCCATAGAGAACCAGCCGATCCCCAACTATCGGTAGCTCATAAAGCTGCCCGTCGTGGCCCGCTGTCTTTAACTGGAAGGGCATGCCGTCACCACAACCTTGTATTCCGCGTGCGCAGCCATCCTAGCCAGAACCATCTTCAGCCTCTCCGCCCGGTTGTAAAAGCTCTTCGCTAAGTAGTTAGCTGTTCTTAGTTTGTCTCCCATACCCCGAAGGTAGCTTATCCAGAAGTGCATTGCTTCTACATCTTCTATGGGAACCACCAGAGCCTTTTCGTGTATCACATTCAGAGGCCCATAAATGACAATCGTTATGAGGTCTTCAGCATCCTCATCTAACACGAGGTAGCCATATGGCTTTTTATGAGCGTTATGGACATCCATGATGGCGTTGTAAACATCGTTCCTGTTGTAAACATCGTTCCTACAAGTAGCGAACCCCCTAGTGTCTGCCATTAAGCTACACCGCCACTTCAGCCTTGGTCTTCTTGACGGACACGGCCTTCTTCACTACCGCCTTTTTGACGACCGCCCGCTTTACCGGGCTACCCGCTGCCCCCGCCACCGGAACGCCCTCTATGATCCCCCGCGCGATTGCCAGGAGGCGATCACCGTCCAACTCGGTGGTACGCGGCTGGCTAAACGCCGCCTTGATCATTTCGACGTCGGCCATGTTCTCAAACCAGAAGGAGGCCTCATAGCGTTTGCGTTCCTGCCTGCCGTGCACCGTGGGGGCCTCACCACCCTCCGTAGTATGCCAGCTACCCTGATTACCGCTCATCAAAACCAGCTCTGCCCGGCGCTCAGCTTCGATGTCGGTGAGGCCGCCCGTGCTCTTAAAGTGAGCCACGAGCTTGGCCTTACGCTCTTCCATGCTGAGAACACCCTCGCCAATCGCCTCAGACTGCTTGGCGTAGTGTTCCATCAGCGCAGTGAAGTCCTTCTTCTCGATGCCCAGCGAGTCCGCCGTTTCCATACCGTAGTGCTGAGCCAACTCGGCCACGTAACGGCTGTAACCGTCCATTTCCCACTCACCGTCGGCCACGTTGTCACGAATGACGATGGCCTTAGCTACCTCGTCGGTAACCTCCACAAAGCTGACGGGCATTGGAGGCACCACACAGCCTTCGGCCTTCATCTCCAGGATCACTCGACGCCGCATATTGCCAGCGAGCAGTTGGACAGCGCCGTCGGATCTTCTGCGGAGGGTAAACGGCTTGAATATACCGTAACGCCTGATGGACAGCTTCAGATGTTCCCTAGCTGCATCGCTGATCGTTCGAGGGTTGGTTTCATTGGGTGGAACCTGCTCGATGTCCAAGAAGCTGTCAGCCGTGCACACCACACGAATCTCGTTCACGCCCACAATCACCGCCTTCTTAGCAACGGTCTTCTTGGCTACAACCTTCTTAGCTTGCATTACACCCCTCCGGTGAATTGGCTCACGCCGTTGGCCTTACTTACCGAGATAGTTTCAGACACTGTTGCTAGTGCTTGAATAGCGGCTACATGAGAAATCATCACAACCTGTCTGTTCATACTACGCAGCATATCCACTAAACCTTCGGCGCCGTCAGCATCCAACCCCGAGTCCAGCTCGTCAACAAACATAACATTGAACTGTCCAACAGCGGCTACTAGCAGGTCATAAAGAGCAAACTGCACACAAACGTTCACCCTAGCCCGTTCCCCGGTAGACATGTTGTTGTACGGTGAACCATCTGCCTCTATGACAATGGCTCCCTTGTCTTCATCGATGCTTAGGGCCAGTTGTGGGGTACCGGCAAAATACGTGTCTGAATAGTAACGGGCCCTGGCATCCAGTTGAGCGACAACACCGCCAAGAGCAAGCGTTTGAATACCCTTTGGTGAGAAAGCATCCTTCCAATAGCCAGCCAACACAGCATCAAAGTGCTGTTTGTCAAGCTCAGCAGCTTTAGATAGCTCAGCCACCTTAGCTTGGGCTACTCTGTCTTCAAATGGCTGCAAATCTTCACTGCTGTTCAACACGTTCTGCCAGTGCTGCACCCACTTCTCAGCGTTGACTATTTCAGATTCAATCGTCTGTTTACGCATAATGAATTCATCATGCACACGCCGGGCCTTATCCACGTCTCTGTGCGCAGAGGCTTCTTCTATAACTGCCCATCGCATCTTTGTGGCAGTACGGCTTGCCAGCTTGTCAAGAGCGTGCGACACAGAAAGGGCTTCCGCAATCTGCCCAACCACCGAACTGCGGTCAATGGGTTGCCCACAAGCCACGCACACCGGCTTCAAACTTTTCAGCCTTTCCACTTCTCGTTTTCTACTACGGCTCTGATCAGCCAGACGGTTGTACGCTTGAGACCACAGGTTAACTTGCGACCTCCATTTTTCGGCCTGGTCGGCAGCCACTGTTGCCTGGTCGGCAGGGGACGTCGCCATGTGGCGTTCCAGAACAAGAAGATCAGCTTTAACGGCCTCCTGCATAGCGTGCAGTTGCCTCTGTGCTTCAGTGTCGGCTGTTTGCTTCCTAGCCTGTGCCGCCACCAACGCCTGTTCAGCAGACTCCCGTTGTGCCTGTAAGCGAGCCTGTTCCGTTTCTATTGTTTGCACGTTCGCCAGCGCAAAACGTTCTTGCTTGAAGAAGAAGTCACGCATTTGTTCATAAACGTCTACTGCGAGCACCCGGTCCAACATACGCCGCTTCTGAACCTCTGTACCCGTGTTAAAGAAGCCAGTGGCCTCACCAGACAGGGCTACCAAGTCGTTAAACGTTTCAAGGTCTAGCCCCAGCAAGTCGTTAAGAACCTGCTGCCGATGATCGGCCCGCATACCCTTTGTGGTTTCTACCCCGTCAAGCCAGACCTCAAGTGCGTTACCCCCGGTTTCGTGCTTTCTGAAGCGAGTAACCCATACATGACTGCCACCGGCCTGCATCTCTAGGCAGACATTGGTACCCGGGGCCGGGTTTCCCCGCCTCACCACGCCCTCTGCTGTCAGGCCCCGCTGAGTTTTGCCGTAGAGACACCAAACTAGCGCCTCTACAATGGAAGACTTGCCGCTACCGTTTTTGCCCAGTACCAACCTGAAGGGTGCGTCGAATGACAAGTCAAACGCAGCCACAGACATGAAGTTTACAAGACTCAAGCTCTGAAAGGTAAACTGCTTGGACAGTTTCTTGCTAGGCTGTGCCACCCGCAGCGCGTCCAGCACAGCTTTGCGGTAATCGCCCGCGCCGGTTACCGGGTTCTTCTGTAGCCACACATCGACAAGCTGCTCGGTGGTCAACAGCGACATAGCCTCTGTCACGTTTACCGGTTTGGGCACCTGCACGGCAGAATATGTCTTGAAGCCACTTCCAAGATTTGCCGCGTAGCCCGCATTGCCCTCTACCATAGCGCGAACGTGCAAGCTGCTCGCTTCAACGTGTGGCGGTATCCGCTTGAGCTGGTTGCTTACCTCCAGGCCCGTACCCCGAACAACCAAAAACTCATCTGTGTGTGGGTTACCCAACCAAAAGAGGTTGAACTCTCCTATGCTTCTACAAGGCACTTCAGGCCCAAGACCATACCGGGCACGGGCCTGTAATTCGCTCATACGGAGTGCTAAGAGCAGGATGCCCCTTGGGTAGTCCCCATACCCGTCCTTGTAGTTACGGGCGACCAGTGAGCCCGGTGTCACGACCCAGCCTCCTCCTACACGGAGGGCGCCGGGCTTGTGGTAGTGCCCGCTTACTATAAGCCTATTGAGCCGTGGTTTCAAGCCCTTTTCTTCAAACTTACCGGGGCCAACTGGATACCCATGAATCGTGCAGTGCACCACAGAGAATAGAGCTTTCTGTGTAGCTTGTCCCTCACAGCCAGTAGGGATTATTTCATACTTTATACCCTGCATCCCAAACTCGGTCCATTCCTTCACACAGTCAAAGTGAGGTACCGTTGTCAGGGTATCGCCGTACTTGTCGTGATTACCCAGCACGTACACGAATGGTATATCGTGCTGTTCACACCTGTGCCCTATGGTGTTCATACCAAAGGTGGCTACATTCAACGCGGCAACGTCTACGTACTTGCTTGTTTCAAAGGTATCGCCAAGGTTCACCACTACATCCGGCTGGATATCGTTTACCTTGTCGGCCACCCACTGGAACGCCTGCTGCTGTTGGACCAACAGGGTTGTAAGTCCACCCGGCTCTGGCGTTGAGTACTCATTAGAGGGATGAACGTGCGTATCGCCATAAAAAAGAAAGAGCACGGGTGGGTGACCCGTGCGCTGAAGTTTGTCTATGACGCGCATTCCTACGCTTCCTTCTCGAATACGGTGAACGCCCGCAAACGGTTGTTCTGCCCCACCATCACACCGGCAACGGCAACGAACCGAGCACCCTCTGGCGTTTTGGGCACAAGATAGTGGATGATCCCCACACGGCCGCCAAGCCGTAGAGCCACCATAGCGTTCGCAAGCAACGAACCCGGCCTTGGGTACTTGCTTGAGCCTACTTTGTAATTCGCGGCCTCTTCTTCACTGTAGGGCGGGTCCATGAGTATTGCCCGCCAGAGGCCCCTGTCACTCAGAGGGTAGGGTAACCGGGCGTCCTGCAGGAAGTCGGGGCTAGTCTCAGGGTCCAGGTCCAGTGTCTTGTCGTAGGGCCCAAAACCACGAGAGTATGGATAGAATCTAGCCATACCCCCGCACACGTGTAAGACAGGCGTATTCAGGCTGGCTCCCAGTAGGACCCTTGCTCGCTCCGGGAATCCACCAGGGTAAGCTCCGTAGTAACGACGCCCCTCTTTCAACTTAGCACGGGCAAGTATCCACATGTCGGTTATCGGCCGGTAGCTCAACCCTTGCGCTCCATATCCCCTGGAGTTGTCCTGTCCACCACCCGGATTGGAAACGCCACATCATCGTCATTGGATAGGGGCACTAGCCAACGCAGGTTCTTCATGATACGATCCTCAGAACTGGCTACAAGCCAGTCAAGGTTAGTCTGAACAATATCTTCATGGCTGCTACCGTGCTTTGGTCCGTAAAACATGGGGGAAATGCTGCGGAAGAACCAGACGAAGTTCTTACCATGCTCCAGGAGCACGGTGCACGCCCAGTCATCCTCGAATGTTTGTACGCCCGTTTCTTCCAGAAACTCTCGGACCATCGCGTCAGTAGGGCTCTCCCCGTCCTCTATGCCGCCGCCAATCCCGTTGAGCTTCCCCGCTTGCCACGCGGGTTTCTTCTTCCGGACCAGCAGCACAGCCGTTCGCTCTGGGTTGAACATAAACCCGCAGACGTAGAACCCTTCGATGGTAGCCCCAACGTTTTCCGACGTGAGCGCGATACCGTGCATATCCAGCACTACCCGACCGCCGTCTTCCATGATAGCGTGCTGATAGTCCGCGTCTTTCAAGCGCCCGCATATTTCAGTAAACGTCAGGGTGCTTACTTCCATCTCTGCAAAGGTATGGGTCTGGCGTAGCATTCGCTTAGCCCTCACTGTTTACCACGACAGATACGCTGCCCCAACTCAGGCAGCTTACGGATGGTTTCCATCAAAGCGTCCTTCCCCTGCCAACGCATCTTTCCGTGGTTGTACCACGACCCCGTCACTGTTAAAGTGCCCTGCCGTTTACCTAGCTCGATGATACATTCAGGGTCGTCCCACATCTGACCAGTCCGCAGGTTCACATGGTAGGTAGATTCACACAAAGGCAGACCAAGCTGGTTCTTTATGCACTGAATGCGCACCACACCCTCACTAGCTGCCGTCTTGAACAGCCTGTCCCCCTTGTCGTCCCGAAGCAAGCTCATTGACTCGATGTTCAACCGCACCCGGCAGAAGTGCTTGATAGCCCCCGCCCCCTTACTGTCCGCGCGGTAGCTATCTTCGATGTTCATGCGCTTGCTGTGGTTAATGATGATGAACATACAGCGGGTACTGGCAAACGAAGGTAGCCCCGCTTCTGGCCAACCACTTTCCAAGCGGTGCAGCATATTCGTCATGAACGCCGCTTGCTCGTTCTGCTGGTTCATCTTCAGGTTGCTTGTCGTCGCCGACATAACCTCTTCAGGTACCATGCTAGAGGCACTGTCCAGCACGATCATCCGGTAACCACCTGAGATAGCGGCCCGGATACAGCCTTCATAGTGTTCAGCCGAGCCAAGGCCGTGTGCTATCTTAGTCCGGCTAAGATTCATCCCATTCAGCGACATCCAGGCAGGCACGTGGCTACCCTCAACGTCACACCAGAGCACAAACGCTTCAGGGTCGCGGGCGTGCAGCATCGCCGCCATGTGTATGGCAAAGAGAGTTTTCCCAGACGATTCTAAACCAAATAGCTCTATTCCGTAACCAAACGGGAGGCCCCCAAGACCCAGTACACCGTGATCCACAGCAGGCAGGCCAGTGGAAAGAAATTCCACGTTGCGGAAGCTGTCAGACACTTCATCAGCCGTGGGCATTTCATCCAGCAGCTTGCGGAACATGTTGGCAGCCTGTGTAACCGTCAGCGTTTTGTTGTCCAACGCATTGCCTCCTGCTTGGCTCTACGTAGGTAGAGCCGGTGATAAACGTCTGACCACCGAGTACATAGAAAAGCCGCCCCAGCGTCGGTGATATGCTCTTGCAGACCCTCCGGGCGGTAGTCGTGAAGTTGAGGCCATTGCTCATAGACGGCTTCAGCTACTTCTTCCTTGCTGGACTGTTTGCTGCCCCCTATAGCCAGCTTGCTGTCATAAGGGGATATGGCGATCATTGGTATCTGCATGTAGAACGCAGCCGCAGTCAGCACCGCCGTCGCCATACCTAATGCCTTCGTGCTTATGGCACTCTGCGAGCCTCCCATAGGCAACTCCACGGCCATACCGCCAACATCCTCACGTTCTACAATCTCCTTCAGCCCAGCTACTAGAAGACGTATGCGTGTAACATCATCCTCAGCGATGCTGATGCTCTGTGCTTTCCGCACCTTGGGCTTGGTTCGAGACGTACGCAAGACCCCGAAGCCCCGCAGGTCCAAAGTAAAGGGGTCGGCCACCACCCAGCCAATATTGCTGAATGCGGCATCGACCCCCATGTAGTTCAATGCAGACATCTAGAACGACGCCGGAAGGGCCTCGCCCTCTGCCCATTCGCTCACTTGCTGATCACGCATGGTAGCCACGAGGTGCAGGCTGTTCCGTGGCACCACGTAGACGGTACCATCAGCTCCGGTTACGTGTGCGTCAGCTCCATCAAAAGCTTTCAGTGTGTAGTGCATGCCTTCACCATCTTCGTCACACCACACGATGCTGCCTTCAACAAGCTCAGCCGCCGCTGCCACAACCTTCTTGGCAGGCGCTTTCTTTACAACTGCCTTCTTGGCGACCACCGGCTTTGCAGGAGCAGCGGTTGGGGCCGGGCGCAAGGTAACAGGGGCAACCGGCGTTGCCATCGCAGGGGCCTTGGCAGGAGCCTTTACAGCCGCCTTCTTTACCGGCTTGGGCGCCGTTGCCGCAGATTTCAGGTGGCACTCACTGGCGGGCACGTCATAAAAGTTGGCTCCATCGGTAACCTTCACCAGATCAGCCGTAGCCTCTACAACCTTCCAGTCCACCGCTTCTCCGTCCTCATCACACCAGACCAGATCACCCGGCAGGAACATGTCCTTAAGGCTAGAAGGCTGCGCCGCGTGTTTTGCGGGCCGCTTGACAGGGGCTGGGCTGGAAACCGGCGCCGTTCGCCTCGGCGGGAGCGCGGGCATGGAGACCATGGTACCAGCATTGGCCCCCAACAGAGGCAAGCCCAACTGCTCAATGGCGTTCGTCATTGCGGGGCGTATTGCCTCGGGGAAGATCTCGTCGTCGTTCCGGGTGATGTAGTCCAGCTTGATGGGGTATTGCTCTAGCATCGCCAGGATTTCTTCCTCAGACACTGGAGCCGTCTCTGTAGTGAAGTCCAGGTCGGCGCTACGGATAGCGTCTAGCTCAGCCTGCGTGAATACACCCTCGTTGACCCAATCAAAGTCAGGGGGAACACCCTGCCGCCACTCCAGGGGCACGCGCCCCGCCCAAGGATTCTCCACCACGTCTACCCGGTAACGGGTCTTCTGGTCGGCCGACCGCCGGTCTACGCCCTTGCTTTCTTCCAGAAACTTCACGGAATACATGTCGTAGAAATTCATCGGCCCCCACTTCAGCACTGCGGGGTCCGTTGGCTTCGGCGTGGTGTTATACTCCGTGATCTGCTTCGCCTGGGTCCAGTTAGCCGAGTACAGAACCGGCTTTGGGTTGATGTGGTGATCGGGCACCCGTTTGTCGAAGATCGCAAACAGGTAGGTGGACCGACGGTTGAACGTGCAGTTGGGACGACCCTTGGCTGCCCCGCGTTCAACCGCATAGGACTGCCTGATTGCCATTTCCTTGGCGCCCAACCGGTCCAGCACGGTGTTCTTGTCCTCGGGGTTGAGGCGGACACTGCGCCACGTAGGCTCAACCTGCCCAGACTGGTTGCTCACGGCCTCCGTCGGCCACATGATCGTGTGGATGGTATCGCCGCCCTCGATGAATCGGAACAGGTGTTCACCGATGTCAAGGTCATTGTACTTCAGAACACTGGTCCAGTCACGCCTCGGGGCTACGTGTCTTCCTGGGTTAAGAGCCATACCGAATCACTCTCCTTTATCGAAGTAGAACAGGACCCAATTTAGCACTCCGGGTTTCATGTTTGCATCCGATGCCCAGCTACATCTTCGACGTTGTACATACGTGCAAGAGTCTGGAGGTACGACCCAGCGTTCTGCGTTATCGTGTAGAGCCCCTTCATCATATCCTTGTTAGCACGGGCCTGTCTGATCTTCTCCTTCCACCCTAGGAACACCTTCTGCGTCTTCTCATCGGTGCATATCTCAGCCTCCACCTGGGGACCCGTGATCTGCCCAATCTCCTTGCGTTGCTTCGCGGCCATTTCCTCCTTACGTTGTTCACGTATGCGGTCTTCGGCCTCTTTGCGTTGTCCTGAAACCCAGACCTCGTAGAAGTTTTCCAACTTCTCCAATTCGGAGGAAGCCTCAGTTGCCGCCACCAGGAACGTGGCACTGTAGAACGCGCAACGACTCATATGCTTGGCAAGCTCTTCTCGGTTGAAGCGCTTCCGGGCGTTGTCCCACCGCAGCGCATAAACTTCGTCGATGGCCTGCTTGAACTGCCTCTCCCCGATCTTTACATCCACAACGATCATTGCGTCATCGGGGTTCATGCTGAACATTTCAAGATCGGTCAGCATCGCCAAGTGCTGTCCCAAGTCCTTAGAGGCCCCCTGTGCTTCCGACGGCTTCACATAAGGAGCTGCGGTCTCTGGCGCACGCGGGGTCTGGGCTACTAATACCTTCTTGACGGGCCGCTTAACGGGCGATGCTGACGGACGGCTGACTGGCACCTTAGGCATCTTAGCGTATTCCTCCGGTTGGGGCTGCAATAACCTGTTACGCCCATCAGGCGGCCACCCGCAACGGCTTCGCCCCGAGCCTGTCGAGTATGGCACAGTCGGCCTTAATCGGAACTACAGTCCCAAGATCGCCACACCCATCTGTCATTATGCTGAGCACCTGCTGGGCAACTTCATCGGCATAACGTTCTTGACACTCAACCACGATGTTGTCGTGAACATTCAGTAGGGGATAGGCTATCCGGGAGTCCAGCTCTCTGTGACACCGGCTAAAGGCACGGTTTGTAATGTCGCCAGCGGTACCTTGGATTCCTGAATTTATTGCTTGATTCTCTGCGTGCTTACGCACGCCGTCGTCTGTATCATTGATACCTAGAATACGCCGCTTGCGCCCGAAGTATGTTTCCACGTAACCGTGTTCACGGGCAAACTGCACGACGTCTTGCATCCACGGGCGTACTGCTCTGAACCGTCTGAAGTAACTATCAATGAAACTGGCACAGTCCTCAACGGTATACTTCGCAGCCATTTCGGCTACTCTATCCAACCGAGTGTCGCCAAACACGATAGTTCCATAGAGTGTGTCTGGCCCCACCATGTACATCACGCTGAAGTTTACCGTCTTGCCGATGTTCCGTTGGTCCTTCGTTACGACGTCAACGGGCACGCGAAATATCTCAGAGGCTGTACCCTTGTGCAGGTCGGCCCCGGTTAGATAAGAAGACAGCATCAGTGGATCGCGTGTATAGTACGCCAGAACTCTCAGCTCTATCTGGCTAAGGTCGCTTGAGATAAACACACAGCCGGGCCTGGGAATGAACATTTGCTTCACCAGTCCGGCGTATGGGTTATCATCGGCACTACGTGGTATGTTCTGCAAGTTGGGCTTGGCACAGCTCAACCGGCCAGTACGCGTCCCGTGCTGCAAGAAGCTTGGGTGCAGAACCCAATTGTAGTGCTTACCCAGCATTCCAGTGATGTAGGTACTGTCAATCTTCTTGACTTGTGCGTATTCAAGCAGCGCACCTACGATTGTTCTAGCATCATCACTGGTATTAGGCTTCAACGCGATAGTTATCAGCGTTTGCTTGTCTGTAGGCAGTTGCCCACCCGGCGTCCTTAGAATCTCACTGGAGCGCGCGTGCTTCGTTAGCGGCTTTACCGCCATGCTTTCATAAAGAAGACGCTGAGTTTGCTGCCCACTATCTGGGTTAAACTCGTGCCAGCCATACCTACCGGCAACTTCTAGGATAACACGGGTAACCCTATCAGCATCCTCGCGAAGCTTGATAGCCGTCTTAACAAGATGGCTTTTGTCAATGGTGATACCGGTGTGCTCTGCGCGAGCCAGCGCCTCCATCGTAGGCATCACAATGTCGTTGTAGAGCCCTGTCAGCTTTGGCTGCTTATTGAGCAGTGCACGATGTCTCAGTGCCAGTTGTAAGGTAGCATCAGCATCACCACAAGCATAGGGACCCAAGACGCCGAGCGACTGCTTGCCGAACGCTATCTCCTCGTCGTCGGCCTTGCGCTTACCGACGCCGGTAGCGTTATACATTTCGCTCTTGTAGCCCGCCATGTGGGGCAGATAACGACTCGTCAGGATGTCCAAACCAAACCCGCCAACTTCAGAGTCTAATGTATGCTCTGCGAGCATGGTGTCTAGAACATGGTTGGTTGGCCACACACTGAATGCTCGCTGGCAGAGCTGCGCGTCAAACTTCAAGTTATGCCCCGCCTTCCTAGCGGGTGACGTTAGCGTAGCCGCTATCTCTGCATAGAGCTTCCTCGCAAAGACATGACGTTCAATCATCGAGGGCCGCACCCAACCGCTAGCCGGACTCCAGCTCCATAGAGGTATATAACAGGCGTCACCGGGTTTAGCACAAAAAGAAATACCGACGCACCAAGCGTCAGGAGTGACGTCGGTTGCCTCGGTGTCGTACGCCCACGCGGGGAGGCCTTGCAGCCTACGAAGTTCCCGCATAGCTTCTTCGAAGTCTGTTATGATCCGATAGCTTTTCTCTGTGCGTAGAACGTCATACTTGCCGCGTGCCATGTCCAGAGCGGTACGAATATCGTTTATAATGATCTGCGTGTTAGCCGGATTGCGTAACGCGAAGGCCGGGTGGTAGGTGGGAACCATCAACCCCCACTGTGTCTTAATCAACCGACCTCGGTGTTTGCTTATACCCGCGCTCTTGGCCCCACCATAGCCCATGAGCTTGCCAAGAGCTGTGTTACCCATCGGGATGACAACTTTTAACTGACCCTTGTACTGGTCAAGTATATTCATCATGATGGGAGCACAGCAGTTTACTTCCACACGGTCTAGCTTGTTGTTCGGGGGCCTGCACTGAACTGTGTTCACCAATATAACGTCTGTTTCCCTGTCTAACCCAACCTCACGAAGGATGGCGTTAAGTAATTCCCCCGACCGCCCTACAAGTACACGGCCAAGTCGTTCCTCATCGGCTCCAGGGGCTTCACACACGAACGCAACCCAAGCGGTCTTAGGTAAGTGCGGCATTACGGGATGCTGCCCGTAAAGCCTGCATGAGGGACATTGCGGCCAGTAGAAGGTTCAGCGCCCCTTTCTCTGGTGAACGGGTGGGTACCGAATCGTGTTCGCGGGTCTACATAAAAAACAAACGAGGCTGGGCAGAATACCCAACCTCGTTTGCTACCCGATCTGCCCTCCAGGCTCTAGCCAGCGGCCTTCTTGGCAGCCACTTTCTTGGCAGGCGAAGCCTTCTTGGCCGGGGCCGCCTTCTTGGCAGGCGAAGCAGCTTTCTTTGCCGTAGCCTTCTTGGCGCCCTTCACCCCGACGGGGGGGCCGGGCCGCGTGCTGGGCGGCAGGTCTTCGACCTTCATGCTGGCGAGGGCCCTGGCCGAGGAGACGATCTCGGAGATGAACTGCTTAATAAGGACAGCGTCGCTGCCCCGGTACTTGTACTTCTTTCCGACGGTCCCCTCGAACCCGGCGCCCTTGGCAGTGATGTCCTTCAGCGGAGTGTGCATGTACACACTCTTGGGCCGGGGGTAGATCGTGGCGAGCCGGAACGTGCGGCCGTGCACTTCTCGCCAGAAGGAAACCCCGGTAGCCTTGTTCCGCCGTTCGACGGCAAACTTGCCCAGAGCTTTCTCGAAGTCACCGACTACCTGTGCGTTCAGATCAACAGGCGCCTTCTTGCGTTCGCTGGCCGGTTTCTTCACCACCGCCTTCTTAGCGGGGTTCTTCACCGCGGCCTTCTTTGCCGGGTTCTTCACCGCCGCTTTCTTCGCCACCGCCTTCTTAGCCGGTGAAGCGGCCGGAGCGGCGGCCGGTGCGGGTTCTGCGGCAGCAGGCTCTGCGCTTGCCGCAGCGGTTGTCTCTTCTGACATACTAAGACCCCCTCTTAGATGGTTATCCTACACTTTGGCTAGAAGCTCACGTAACCGTATACGCGGGTTCTACGCCAGTTCCACGTCCTCTTCAGCAACTGCGTAGACGTTGCCGTCAGCCGACTGGATCAACAGCTTGCCTGCTTCGTCGTAGCCATTGACGGTGTACACTGCCCCATCACCCTCAGCCGGGACGGTAACGGTCTTGCCTTCCCACCCGGCTTCCTCCGCTGGGTCTTCTTCCGGCAGGTCTTCTTCCGCAGGCGCCTCGGCAGCCTTCTCGATCACGTGCAGGCCATCCAGGCTGACCACGTAGTCCGTGTCACTGCTGTCCCTGATTGTTGCCGTCCCGTCTTCATTAAGACCAGCCACGGTGCACACGTCGTGCTCGCCGTAGTCGTTGTGCCAGACCGTGTCACCCTCAGCAGGTCCCGCAACTTCGACGGGTTCCGGCTCCGGCTCGGGTTCCGGCTCGGGCTCGGCCACAGCCGCAACAGCCTCTGCCAACCGACAGCCCTCCAGGGGCACGGTGTAGTCGTTGGCCCCGTCAGTTACCGTAGCCGTCTTGCCCTTGATCGCCTTGACCTCGTAGACGGTACCCTCAGACGGGGTGCCGTCGTCCTCGGCACATGTGACGGAAACGCCAACCGCCACGGAAGGCTCTGCCACAACCGCCTTCTTGGCTGGAGCTTTCTTGGCCGGGGCCTTCTTGGCAGGGGCGGCAGGGGTCGCTGGAGCAGTCGGGGCGACTGTTGCCTTCTTTGCTGTAGGAGCCTTGGGGGCTTCCTTGGCCGGGGCTTTCTTTGCCACCGCTTTCTTGGCGGGGGCGGCTTCCGGAACAGGTTGTACGCTGCTGGCTTCCACGTCGTACGGGGAGCCATCAGCGGCGACAATCCTCAACGTGGAACCGTCTACCGACTCTACCGAGTAAACAGCACCATCCCCTTCAGCAGGGATGGTGACCTGCTTACCCACGAGACTTGACCCAAGCACAGACTGCACGCCCGGATCAGCGCCATCATCCTTCTCCATAAGATCGACCCCCTCTTCGTAGCGCGCTTTGTAGTTGGCGTACATCGCCTTGAGGAGTGTCTCCTTCGTGAGACCATCCTCACTCTCAACTGCCACGCCAAACTCGGTGTGCCAGTTTTCAGAGAGCAAGTCCTGGAGTGTGTGCGCCTGCCAGCACTCACAGAACTTTTCTTGGGTCAACGGCCCATCGGTAACTGCCATGTACCGTCCTCCAGTGAGGCGTTTGTGGAAGCCAAACGGTAACCCCGGTGCGACCTTCCCTTCGCTGTCCAAATACGCAAGAAGGGTTATGAATGGTGCCACCCTCGCTAGCCCTACACACATGCGAACTGCCGATAACCCGTGCATTACAACTCGGTGTACATGCTTGTAAGAAAGCCCAAGCTCTACTGCTAATTCCCTTATTTCGTCAGCGCCTTTCCAGTACCTGTCGAACACTTGCAAGTAGTCGGGCATATAGAGAAGCATCGCAAACCGCGCGAGCATTACTGCCCTTGTATGCTTAATATACACGGCCTCATGGGTCTCGGCAAGGGTAAAGTTGTGCTCCAACCAAGCGTATCCCCGGCCTTTGCGTTCCAGCTCATCACCAATGCCACCCGGAGTTGTAGACCTGTGTATAGTGCGCACGCCTGCCTCTGTCTTTCTTATCTCGTCCAAGACAGCGTTCTTCATACAGACCAGCGCGAAGTGCTCAAATGGGTAGCGGTCCTCATGCCTAAAATGCTGGAAGGCATGCCAAAGGCCAACCCCCGCGATTGCTGCAAAGTCTTCACGTGTGTTCAGCCCGGTACGGTCCTTGGGGAGTCGTATTCTATAGCGTAGTTGGTTGAACATTCTGCTGTATTCACGTTCAAACGCTGGCCCACTTACAGGCAATTTCACTTGGGGACCCCCACAAGGGCGCTCTACGCAGCGGAGCGAATGTCGAGTCGGCTGACGCCCGACGGGTCATCCACGTTCTGAAAGTCTCTATCCGCTATCGTAAGTGTTGACACTTCAATAGGCATGCGCACAACAACATCGTCACCGGCTTCACCATCACGCTGCTTACCGATGATGATGTCCAGCAAACCGTGATCAGGGCAATGCAGTAGAAACACGTTGTCGCATACTTCTTCCCAAGCACCGCTACCCTTAATGGTATTAAGGCTTGGCCTACCATCGTCGTTAAACTTGGCATCACGGTTTATCTGTGCCAGCATCATGACGTGGCACTTTGCTCGCTGTGCAAACGATGAAGCTCTAACAAGAAGCTCGTGTATACAGTAAGCCTTATCAGCCTGTTTTGCTTCACGGACCTCCATCAACCTATCCATTAGATCAACGAAGATCACGTGCGTCTGAAACCCAGCGTGTGCATCCTTTGTAACTTGACGTTCGACGTCAGACCAGGAAACGTCCCGTCGAGCCATTACACTGAAGTTCCATTCGTTGCTGTAAACCTGCCCGTTAGCATTCAATATCTTCTTTATTCGTGGGTCACCCGGGGGCCAACTGCGCACCCCTTTGACTTCAGACAAGGGTATACCTGTGAATATAGCGTCCAGTCTATCCATTTCCCGGTCAAACCCCTGTTCAGGCGTTACGCTCTGCACGCCAAACCCGGCGTTACAGAGGTTCTTTACGAGATTAGCCTTCAAGGTTGACTTGAATGTTGAGGGTCTACCCGCTAAAACACTGATACCGCCGCTGAAAAACGGGTCGATGACCTTCCTGTCAAGGGCGCTATAGCCCGTGAAGATGGGGGTCGCCTGCACACGGCGTATAATACCTTCACGACGACGTTTTACAATGGCAGACCCTCGGTAAGCCATTGCCTCTTCCGTTCGCCCACCCGAGCTGCGAAGGCGTATGTTGGCAATGTCTTCCTCTAGTTCTGCAAGGGTTACTTCTACGTCCTGCGTGTAGTCGTGCAGCCGTGCGTGTCTAGTTTGTAAAGTTTCAGCAACTGCCCGTCTTCGCCATGCTGTTAACACTAGCTCTGCATGGAACTTAGCATTCATTGCTGTGTACATCTCTCCAGCGCGGCTAGTAACCTCAACAGAAATATCACGGTCCAAATCTTCTGCCTGGACACCAGAACGCGCGGTAGACCGAAGCAGCGTTCGCAGCCGTTCGGTGACCGTGAGCACGTCTATTGGGACGCCCATATCGGCTAGTTCAAGGATAGCCCCATAGATGCGTCTATTCCAAAAGCTGTAGAACAGGTTACTGTCAGGCAGGACTTGCCTTACTTCCAGAAGGCAGGCTTCCTGTATCAACACAGCCCCAATGACGGCGCTTTCTATTTTCGTAGCTGTTTGTAGCTGGATAGCTCCAGCGTTGAGAGTTGGTGTCACTGCTGCTTGCTGATGCTCCTGGGGCCTTACGTCAGTAAGTTTCCTCAGGTCTGTTGTAGAAGCTTCAGCCCTGTTAAACCGAATTGGGGCGATACCCCCGGCGTTCTCCGCCACTTTCAGATCCTCACAGACGTGTTATACCTAAGAAGACGCACCGCAAGCCGTCCGCCTAACACCGCACCTAGTTTCTCCGGTGATATATTACCCGTGAATATGCTAGGATACACACTACCCGCACGTGCTTCCAAGAGTGTTGTCATCTGCTCACGAGCATAGTCACTATCTGACTCGCTACCAACATCATCCAGGACAAATATAGCCGACTTATACGCCCGTGCTTCCCATACCCTGCTCACGCTATCATCAGTCTGCCCACGGCGCTTGGACACGTATGTCGCCGCGTGTAGAAAGAATGGGTCACCTAATCCCTCAACAAAGTCACAAGCGGACAGCATCGTCAGAACAGCCAGCGTTGTTTTTCCGGTGTTATGTTCACCCCAAAAGTAAAAGCCCCCGGCGTGTGCAAGGCCGTGGGCTTGAACCTTTGTGTACCAAGGTTCCCAGACAGACAAGAAGCTGCTTATTGTGGCATCTGGCTTAGGCAGAAATCTGCGTGCATCTCTCAACGTTTCCAAACTTCGATACCGGTTTGGCACCCCAGCAACTGAATACCACATCTGCGCTTTGTTGTGACGCAACCGCTGCAAGTCTTCAGTTGCCGAGACAGGCTCTGAGCTATACCTCTTCGATAGCCGTAACCAAGTCTCTCTGTCTACAAAGCTTTCTTCCTGTGTTAGCATCATGCCCATCCACTACGTCCGTTGCTTTCTCCAGGACTAGACGCAAGATAGCCAAGCCATTGTCGCAAGCCACCACCATGATAGTCCTGCACCCGCATACGAACGGTGTCGGCAGAGGCAACCTGCAATGCGGCTTTTATACTCTGAACGGGAAAGTCGAAGCCGGATGGATAGCCAAATGATTGAGGATCAGTGAAGCTCTCATTGGCCAACAGCGTGTGAAAACAGATGCGCACGTCTTCATCAAGCTCCTTGAGCCGGGTTCCGTACTGCATGAAGCTAGACAAGGCGGTACCGGCTACCCCACGCTGGCCCTTCAGAAATGGCAAGACCTTGTCAAGCCACCCACGAGAAGAACCGCCCAGCCAATACGAAAGCCAGACGGTGTAGTCCGAGATCGAAGATTCAGAAGTTTCCAGAAACTTGCTGACACGCCAGAAACGGGTTCGCTGTTCCTTGTCGCCCTGATCCATTACTACACTAAGCCTGTTCTTCAGGACACCAGCAAAGACTAGCATTAACCCATCGTACGCAGGGTCCTTACCCGGTGAGGGCCCTACAGCGTCCTTGCTGCGTCTTACACGTGGCTTAAGCTGTCGCAGACCGAGTGGTCGGGGGGCAACACTCGGCCCGTGTAGAGCTGGCTTATACTCGTAGCGGACGGGTTGTGGAAGCAAAACAAAGGCGTCGCTTGCGTAAAAGTAATACTCAAGCTCCAAACCCATGTTGCCCCGACGCTGCAACGAGTAGCCTACTAAACCCAGCCTTCGAAGCGCCTCCACATCTGTTTGCAATTCCCTCAACGTGTAAAGCCTACCCAGCTCCCTCGAAAGGGGTCCCGTGACACCAATAGCAGGAATCTTCATTATGGCAGTACTGGACCCCCAAGGCTTTGGCCCTAATGCAGCACTTGGGTTCTGCACGGTCAACCTAGCCAGAAAACACAGAAGTTCCGTCATTGCTATCTATCCTAGATGGTGGCGTGTGCACGGTACTTTGCACGGCGAAGGCCCGTTGCCCCCGCTGGTTTCACCAACCGTTAAGGAAGGCGGCGGGTATTCCATAGCCTATCCGGGGCGGAGGCCATCCATGAATCACCCGGTTACCCCTGCCCTTTACGGGACACACACGCCTCGTAGAGTCCTTCTGGAAGAGGCAGCCCTGACGGGCACAAGCTACCTCCCGTCAGGGCTCCCAGGGTACGCCTGCCTTCCACCACAGGCTTAGTACCCCCTAACTATACGGCAACAATTTTCAGGTGGCAAATCTTTTAGCCACCTGCCGGACTACCCTCCGCCATTACAGCAGCAACGTCTTCAGCAGGCACCCACACTTCCAGGCTGTTCAGATCCTGTAGCTGCCCCACGTTTTCCACTTGGTGCAGCAATTCCAGGTAATCAACGGTAGCCGTGTGATCAATCTCCACGTAACCGCGCTCCCGCAGCCATTTCCGTATCGAGCACGTGATGCACACGTCGCTCTGGCACCCCTTGAAATGGGCCTTGTAATGCTCCAGAAGCTGTGAAATGATGCCGTTGTCGGCAGCCGGGATCAGAAGAACATCGCTGCCCTCTTCACCAGTGTCTCCAGAGGTCTCGCCCTCCAACTCCCGAAGCAGCTCGTCTGAGGAGCGGACCCCAAGACATTCTGTCAGCGTCTCAGCGGCCCCATCCGCCGGGGTCTCTGTCATGCCACCATCGAAGAAGATAACACCGTCTGTGAGCTTACCCAGCTCTAGGGCAACCGCCCCTGGGAAGACACTGAGACATGTCTTGACAAGGTTCTCCATAAACTCATCCAGTTCCTCTTTAGACTGCATCACAGCCCCCGTGGAAAAGCGGTGCACTGCCATTTTACGCTAACCCCAAGGTAATGGTTATCACACTCACAAGCAAGGCCATCGGGTAGAAGGGGTGGGTACCGAATCAGCCGTTATTCGTCCTCGCTACTCCCTTCCATTTCGTCAAAGAACTTCTTGATATCGGGGTCGAGGTCGTCAAGCTCCTTATCAGCAGCCTCCTCATCAGCCTCGAACTGGTTTGCCAGATTGAGGAACGCTTCCTGCTCAGCTTTCTCAACATCGTCGCCAGCAGCGATATTCTTGTCCATCTCGTCCAGGGCCGCACCAAACTTCTCCAGGTTCTTCTTGGCCTCTGCGATGTTAGCACGCGCACGCAGCGTACGTGCCTCGCTAAAGTCCTTGCCCTTTGCCATTTCAGCACTATCCTGCAGAAGCTGCATGGCCTTGATAGCGTAGGAAATGTAGGACCCAATACTCCCCGTCACCAAACCGTTCCAACAGATCTGGCAGACGGTGTCATCATCCTTCAGCAACGCCCGCAGGCCATCAAGCGCCTTACCCCGACGGTAGAGCTTCCCGATCAGGTCCGGAATCTCCGTCAGCAGAAACTCGCGGGCTTTGTCGATCTTCAGCTTGCCGTCATCCTGATAGAAGTCATCGTATTTCAACATACGCTTCTTCTTGGCCATTGCACCGCCTCCTGGAATAGGGTTACTTGCCCTCGTCCATGTTAGCGAACAGCTCTGTCAAACACTGTACATCGTCATCGGGCCGGTAGGGGTCAATCTGCCAGCACGCCGTCGCAAAGTGCTTGAACAAATCCATCTGGTCTTTTTGCATTTCCCCAGAACCCGTGTAAACAGCCCAGCAAGAGGCATCGCTCTTCTCCATGCGCTCCCTGAATTTCTTGGACAACTTGCTTGCCGCTATCGGAAAGCACATGTCACTGATAAAAAGCACGTCGGCCTTCTTGAAATCATCTTGGTTCATACCCCACAGGCACATGGTAAAGGCAAGGTCGAAGTCTGTGCCACCGCCCAAGAAGATTTGGGTAAACCTCATAAGGAGCAGCTCTTCACCCGGCGCGGCATCAAACCGCTGCACAACTGCTGAAAACCCGTGGTAACGCCCTACCCGCTTCTGGTAGTCGTCGTAACTCCACGCAATGTTGTCCTGAGCGCCGTCACAGAACTGTATATAGTAAAACGGCTGTTTACGCTTGGCCGCCTCACGATACTGCACCAAAGCCACAGCCTTCGCCCAGATAATCTCGTTGCCACCCATACTACCAGACCCGTCAACACAACATACAACAGGGCCTAGCCCCTCAGGCTCTCTGGATTCCTTCTGCCAGTTAAGAGCTTTACCATCTAGCAGACGCGCCCACAGTTCCTTCTTCATTACCGGGTGCGCCAGATTGACGAACTCGGAACCCGTCAACCTTTCTAGCTTACCACCCAGCACCACGTCCACGATTGTCTCGCTACCTCGCGTTGTCTTGTTACGCTTAACGTGGTCGTGAATACGCTGGATGCGCCCGGCCAGCCGAGCAATGCGCTTCAACTGTTCGTCGTCCTTCAGCATACGTGCCACTTCAAGCTGGTCTTTAACGGGCATTTTACGGCCTGCTCCCTCACCCTCGCCGCAGCCAAAGGCGTCAATGGCCTCCATCGTGGCTTCGATATCGTCAATGGCGCTGCGGATAGCCTCTGACATTTGCCCTTGCACCGTCTGCTCGTTGTTGGCAAACTCCTGCCGCATCTTCTGAGCATTCTGTGCGGCCGACTGCACAGCCTGTAAGGTTTGCGCCTTGGTAGACTTGATCTTCTGCTGGAGCTCCTTCATCTTAGCCTGCAACTCTTCCAGCTTCTTGCCAGTAACGTTGGCTGTCTGCTTGCGCAGCGTCTTGTACATGTCACGCAAGCCATCCAGACGCTTACGCATCTGCTTGGCTTCCATCATCGCGTTGTAGTGCCCCTTAATTGCTTCACGCAGCCCAGCGGGTAGATTCTCCACAACCTCTTCCAGCCGTCGGGTGGCTACAAGGCTGGCCAGTTCATTGCGCGTTGTCATACGCCGCAACCGCTGCAATGATTCCAGCCCCTCCATGTGCTTCAGCAGATGCACATGCGGCTCAATAAGCCCGCTAACCTCGGCCGAAGACTTTATGCGCGGGGCGCCCTTGTAGAACCAGTTGTACGTGTCACACTGCATGTTCTGGTATAGCGGCAGGAACTTCTTGCCGCTGTTGGCCCTTTGCGCAAGGTCGGGCGCCCGGTCGTATAGCTCCAGGAAACCTTCCCGGCTAAAGGTGGTGCCGTCAATCCCAAACAGCTCGCTTTCCAGGTGGTTGAACACGGTAGCCCCCGTTTACAGCTTAGTCAGATCGACACCAAGAAACTCACTGATAATGCGAGCCTGCGAACTACGCACCTTGTCCAAGACGCCTTGTACAAGCCGCCGCCGCCCCGGCTCGTCTTGCTCGGACAGGTCCTTCTCCAGAGCTTTAACGAGCTTCGTCATTTCCTGGTTACCGTCAAGAGCCATATCCATCTTAGCCTTGTCGTCCTTACCTTCAGCCCGGTAAGCCTTCTCTAGATCATGTACTAACTTGTTAGCGCTCTCCAGCTTCATCTGGAGGCTCTCCGCCATAGGGGCGGCAATGCTGAGAACGATCTGCCCAACCTTGCTGATCTCGCTAACCTTGCTCCAAAGGCAGTGCCGAATGGGAGCGTAATCCTCCAGGTCTGCCTTTACGGCCTCCAGCTTCCAACCTTTGAGGGCGCCTTTCTTCTTGTCCGTGCCCAGCAAGGCAGCGGCTACAACAGACGCGTCCTCGTAGTCTTCCACCGCGTAGCCTTGCTCATCCATATACTCGAAGGCAACCCTTGAGAAGGACTTGTAAAGAGCCTCAGCCCGTGCGATGTCAACAAACCAGCAGGCCAACCGGTCATCCATCGCCGACAGGAAGCCACCGTTGCGTAGCTCATTACGGATTGCCCACAAGCCGCGCATAACTTCCTGGTCGAACCCAACCCGCAGAACGGCCTGCTGGACTTGCAGAAGCTCAGGAGCTGTCAGCTTTATGGACCCCGTCGGCGGGGAGCTAAACCCAGCCACCGCCATCTTGAGCATCTTGTAGAAATTCTCAGGCTCCTTCACGTATTCGACGTTGTGGCGAAACGCAATACGCTGATACAGCGCGGCCAACGCTGCGTTCTCAGGAAGCTCGTTACTGGAGGCAAACATGGAGAACAGGGGCACGTTGAGCATTGTGCGCCCGTTACGGAACAGCCGCTCGTTGAGCACATCCAGCTTGTTGTTCAGCACGGCGTCACTGCACTTCCAGATTTCGTCCGCGTGGTAGATGCGGGCCGTCGGCAGGTAACCGTCTACCGCCCGCCGATAGTCTTCCTGCTCCAGACCCTTGAGAGAACGGGGGCCAAACAACTCGTCCGGCTCCATCGTGCGTGTGCACAGCTTACGAAAGTAGAAGTCTTCGTCCTCCCAATACTCCGCGAACGCCGCCGCAAGATAGTGCGACAACTGTGACTTGGCCGTACCCGGAGGACCAAGCGTGAAGTGGTGGTTACCCGTCATCAGCGCGAGCACGCTGGTATGTATTGGCTCCTCACGCTCGATAACGTTGCTCAGGAGCACCTGCTCTGTAATCCACAGCTTGGCGAGCCCGTGTAGCACCGCCGACTGGTCCAAGACCATCTTGCTATCTAGCTTCAGCATTGCCCCTGCCTCCGGTTGGGTGGTAGTTTACCGCAATGGCTGTAAGGTAGCATTACTCACGTTCGTTGTCAACACTTGTTTACCGTATGTCGGCCGGTAAGCCACCGGGCCTTACGACAGGACGCGCATTTTTCTGGAAGTCTCGGGCAATAGCTAAAGCCCTCAAATGAGATACTGTAGTCTCATCCAGCTCAGACAAAATGGAGCTGTCAAAGGTATGGAGGTAACATCCGTGCATAACTAGCAGAACATCCAGTCGTATTCCGTGCTCGGCGATAAATCTAGGTGTGTCCACAACAAGCTGCCAGTCAAGACCCAAACTGAGCAGGTAGTCCCCAACGGCAAACTGGCGGAACCAGTAAAAACCAAGCTCCTCGATGCTGACGCCAGACAGTAGCTTATCAAACTCGGCGGGCGTGTACCTTCTGCTTGCCAGCTTTGCCGCCATCTTCTCGAACACTTTCTTTCTTGACTTTTTTAGCACGGGAAGCTCTCTGTTTTTGTGGTTGAGACGAATCCCGAACGAACTTCTTTGCCGCCTTGATCGCTTTTAACGCCCGCAACGTACCCGGCGTTAAAAGCTCAACTACCCCGATATTGTCAAACCAAGCTTGGTAGTCCAGGTACATCGCGTGAAGAATGTATCGCCGCCTATCCTCATCAGTATAACTCGGATTAAAGGAATGGACATTACCTCTGCTCATCCCTCTAGGCCATTCAGAAACTAAGATGTAGGCAAGGTCCAAGCTGCCAAACAGTTCATAGAAGTATACCTCGCTCAACTTCTTTCGACGTAACCTCGACACTTCCAGAACACGCTGCCACGGCGATAACATCGCAACCCTCCAAAGCTAAGGCACAGCCAAGAAGCGTTTAAGACCCCCCAGCCGTGCCTTAGCTTTACGTGCTAGCAGTGTTTACGCGGCTGCCTCATCGTCCTCGTCATCGTCGAGGTCCAGAACAGCAGCAACCTCCTTCGCGAGGTCAACCTTGGCACGCTTAGGCGGAACATAGGGCTTCGGTACGGCGCCACCCTCGACCATGACACCGTCAACCGCGCCGGACAGGGCCTTGCGTACCATGTCTTCCACAGTTGCCGCCTTGCCTCGCAGCTCGTCAGCACGGTAGTTGAGGGCCGTCTCGTAGACACCAACCTTCTTGACAAACTCCTGTGCCCGGTGCACGAAGCCCTTGGCCGCCCGGCCGCTGATAATGGCGTCAGTCTGGCCACCGGCACGCTGATCGCGGACCTCTTCACACCGCTTCTGAAATTCCGACTGGAGGGCCGACATGTCGGTGGCCATGCCGTACTCCACCCACCGGCTAATCTTGTGGCGCTCGCTCTCCATGTCCACGATTGGCACCATGTAGAAGGCGTAATGCCCACCAAGGCTGGAGAAGAAGACCTCCATCTTCTCCATCTGTGGCGTAAAGGAGTTGAGCGCGAACCATACCCCACCGCGTCTCCGGATGGGCACCGGCGACCAGAACCTTTCGGCCACCTTCTGGCAGAAGTGACGCACAGTACTGGTGTTGATATTTCTGGACAACTCTTCATGCAGTAGTTGCAGGCGAGTTGCCACCGCTTTGCGCCGGTCGCTGACACCGATGCCGTCGAAAACCAACTTCTGCTCCTTGCGGTAGAAGATACACATGAAGCTTTCCTCGAAGCCCACCTTCTCGGCGCCTTCGGTCTCGTCCACGTCTTTGAATGTGACCTGGTGCTTCAGATAGTCCGTGGTGCGCCCAGCCGCCGTGATGTCTACCTTGAATCCCTGCCGCATCCCAGCAAACTTCTTGCGAGCTCGCCGCCACGCCTGCTCCGGCGAGATATCCGGCATCAGGCTCGCGGCAAGGGAACTGTCGAATCCGGCCACGGCTGCCAGCTTGCGGCACTCCTCAAAGGAAATGCGAGCACCGCCGCTTTCGTACGAGAAGATATGCCCAGCCAGCGGAACATTGCGGAACTGATCCCTTGAGTAGGGAGCGCCGGTGAAAGGCTTACGGTTCATATCTACCGCCTCCTTGGGTTAGGGTTACTTCGGGGACCTACTTTTTCGGAGGAGCCAAATAATCTTCATAGCCCTGCACTACTGTTCTGAAGCCCTCCGATGTGATAAGTGTGGCTGTCAACATGCGTACTGGAGCGTACCCGGCCTGACGGATAACCCGTGCGATGACAACACCAGTATGCCGCGAACGGGTATTGACGATAACAACCACGCTGCTTCTGCTTGGGCACTCCTTAACCAACCGCTTCACTATGCGGTTAGCTATCCTAGTCAGTAGTGTGCACTTTGGAAGTGTTAACACCAACGGCAACCTGGGGATCACGTATTCGTAAGCCGGTTTGGGCATGCACTGAGACATTGCCTCAGGCCAGAACTTGATCATGCTGTACCCGCTAGTCACCAGAAAGGACTGCATTCCCCCTCCACATGGTTACCAACTTCTCGATACTCGTTGTAGTGCTCGCCAGACGCTTGCAGAATGCCAAATGGGGCATCGGGCGTGCGGCGTGCCCTATAATAAGGTGTGCCCTTGCTGAGCCTGTAAATTCCGCTACTGAGGACGCCCCCCTGCTGCTGTTACAGCTAAGGCACGCGGTAACCAAGTTGTCGTCACCGTTATGCCCACCCTCATGCAACGGCACGATGTGGTCAAGGGTCAACCCAGCGTTTGCCCCACAGTAGAGACACTGAAACCCATCTCGCACGTAGATGGCAAGCCGCCTTGCGGGACGTATCCATTTGCTGCCGTTGCGAGCCATTTGCGTGTGCCCCCTGTTTACCAGCACACGCAAGGTAACAAGTCTCATAAATCTTGTCAACATTAGATTTTAGACATCCGGTTAGCGTTACCCAAGAGGCACAACCTTCGAGTAGACATACGTCTGCTTGACTTCCACGGTTACCGGATGGCCGGTTGACAAATGGTGTGACTGCGCTGGAAAGTGACCTCCAACGCCACATGCAGAGCATGCTAGGCAGAACCATTTCTGTTCCGTATGCTGGCTAGTGTGCTTAACGTGTCTTCTTGACTTCCTCACAGTATTAGAACCTCATTAGCCCCCATAGCGGCCGTGTCTGATCGCTCACCCGTGGCCCCGGCTGGAGCTGGTTTACCATCATCACCGGCAAGCTCAACCTGCCTTGTGACGGCCTGATGTACCGCCTTAGCAGAACCAGCCACAGACAAGTTAGTCATGCACCACGCCTGCACAACTTCCACGAGTGCATGCTTTACCTCCTGCCCATAGCGCAAGGACCTGGATCGCACTTGCGCCAAAAGACTTTGTATTGTCAGCTCAAGTAGACCCTTGTTGACTGAAAAGCAATCCAAGCAGAGGTAACACGGCTCATCGCCTACCATCATTCCTTCGGGCAAATACACGAAGTTAGCCGGGACCCATCTTCGCAGCTTCTCAGTCTGGTAATAGCTGGCAATGACAGCATTGCCGCAGAACCCGCAATGCAGCACAGCCCCATGCTTCACCTTAAACTTCCGGGCAGCTCCGTTCAGCGTCTTGCACATGCCTGGATTCGCTATCGCAGCCTCCAGGCGAAGCTGCATCTCTACAACGTCAGCTTTGTTCATTTCGTTTTCCAGAACAGAAAGCAGTGCCTCTGGAGGTGCCAAACCGCCCGCACCCACCGGTGAGCCACAGTACTGCTCACACCAAATACTGCGGCAATCTCCCGCACAGTTGAATTTCCATTTAGAGACAACTTCACGAGCAGGGCCAAACCACGCTCTGGATACTGACCAAACGTTTGGCCCGCACGCTTCTTACCAAAGTTCCGTATCCGACGAATGCTCTGCTTAGTCTCCGGCGTCAGTCCAGCCAGCTTGTCCACAACAGGTCGGTAGTAGTAATAGTAGGATTCACCGGCTTTACTCACCTTCTTGCGTTGATAGCCTTCACGCCGTTTGGCATGCCTTGCTTTGTGCGGCTTTACAAGGCTACGAATCTTTGCACTCTTCTTAACTCTATGCGTGTTTGCCACTTATGGCCTCCTTAGCAATGTCTACACTTGCCTTTATAATGAAAGGCTTGCCCTGGCGTTTACCGGATTTCTGGTAGTAATCCCTGTCCAACGCGCATATGCTCCCCTCCACCATAACACGCCTCTTATCATCCTCCTGTAGCGACCACGGGTCAAATATCTCCGGGTGCTCCTTCACCATTTCAAATGGATCAAAGCCAGTAGTGCGCACGCTGAAAGCTGGCTCGCTTAGATAGTATTTTAAGCGATACAGGCTATGCCTCTTGGCAAGCCCGCCGTCGTCATCTAGGAAGTCTATCACAATCGCCCGCTTACCGTGAACGTGCCGCAGTACCCTACCGACGCGCTGCACAACACTTTGCTCCTTCTTGCCGGCATCCGCCAACACAATCGCGTCCAAAGCCTTTACGTTGAAGCCCAGCTTGAACACAGTTCCTACAAGAACCTTAATCTCACGGCTGCGGAACTTCTTCAGTATATCTTCACGGTCTGGTGTACTTGTAGACCCAAAAATCGCTGCCACTTCATCGCCCATCGTCTGCTGCAAGGCGTCATAAAGAACACGGCCGTGAGAGTCAACACGGCTAACCGTTACGAGCACGATTTTGCCCATAGAGGCAAGCCCAGTACACAGCCCAACAATCAGCTTGTTCCGCAGAGGATTCTTTACAATAGCATTATCGTAAGTCATACGGTAGTTAGAATACGATTGGCTGACCTTCACCCGGTAAACATGCACATCGGGCGGCGCAAGGTAACCCCCGTCAATGAGGTTGCTAGTGTTCATATTTACCAAAACCGGGCCCGTCATGCCCCGCAATGCCCCGCCGTCCACTTCGCCACGATCACGCGGGGTAGCCGAAAGTCCAATACGGAAAAAGGCATTACACGCGCTGGCTACTTCATACCAAGTGTTACCGTCACGGCCTTTGCCTATCAAGCTGTAATCACGAATTGATCCTAGCGTGTGGCATTCATCAATAATGAGACATTGCACACGTCCCAGCAATGCCCTAACTTCGGGAGATTCACGGCGTGACCACAACGTCTGCACCGTGCTTATAGTAATGTAACCGGGGCTGAACTCTCCATCCCCAATACGGCCAACTTGGCTACCACCAAACTCGTTGAAGAAGTCCCCGTAAACCTGATCGAGCAGAAGCTTGTTCGGCACGATGTAAAGGACCTCAACTCCTAGCTTCTGTACCAGCCACATGGCGATAGGCGTCTTGCCGCCCCCGGTAGGTATCTGCAAAACACCCCTGCCGCTTTCATACGCCTTCGTAATAGCCTCTATTTGGTGTGGGTAAGCCACCATCGGATTACTAGGTCGGGCACCCGGTACAGGCCAGTTAAAGACCTTCTGGGGTCGCTTGCTCGTGGTGTAAACACTAACTTCATACCCGCGCCCGCGTAGCGCCTTAACGAGCATCGGTGTGAAGCCGCTAGGAAACCGTTTGGCGTCACCCAGGTTTACACGGTCAGACTTCCAGCTACCGTAGCCACGGCGGCCACTCCTGCCGTTGCCGCTACGCTGATAATAGGTCACATCGTAATGACACGTCAGGGCAACATACTTGGCGGTTTCATCATCACCACCGGCCATTCGGCTGTATACGTTGCCCTGAACAAATAGAATTGGAGGCTTGTACATTGACCCTTACTTTGTTGGAAGTTTAGCCTGCTGTTACCACAATTTACCAAAAGAGTGCTAACGACGCAAGTAACTGTTAACAATTACGCGTCACTAGTGTTAACCCTACCAAACATCCGGAGTACAAAGAAAGAGGACCAACCGGCTTGGCGCTTGACCGGTTGGCCCATCTGGCTAACGTTTAGAGCGGGGGGTCTGAAGCTCCATCCGCTAACCAGTAAAATCTCGTTCCTCCAACAGCGTGTACGTGAACGTCTTGGAGTTTCCCAACTTCGCTATGCGTAATGCAAACTCAAGGTGCCTTGGGTCCGCAAGCACCTGACACATGGCCGACCATTTGTCCACCTGCGTTGAAACCTGCTCAGCATTTGCCCGATGCAGATTTGCCCCGAATAACCCCTCCTCGATCGGTTGTCCCTCCGTGTCCAACACGTTGTCCCTGTTAGCGTCACGGTAGACGCGCACGGGACCGCGCTGCACGAATGCCTCATACTTCCCCTGATGCAAACCAATCTCCCACATGCCCCTGTACTGCCCCGGCACGATCAAGCCTGTTCCGCTTACATTGATCGGATGCTCACGATAATAGGTGCCGGGGTCCGTCGTGCCTGGAAATGGCATGTAGACCCATATGCCGCCTTCAAGGTATGAGAAGGTCAGCCAATCGTTGAATGTGTTGGCACCATCGTTCGTGCGCACGCCGATGATATTCAGGTCGTAATGCTGCCCTCTGAAGATGTGATACCCTTTCGCATCCATCGCATGATGGAGCACGCCAAGCGGAGGAGGGTAGAATTCCATTACCTGAACTCCCTTCGGTATCGGTCGTACCACGTCAGGCCAGCCACCATCAGAGCCACAGCCACCACGAGCATCAGCAGAGGCCACTTCCAATCAGGAAGGGCGATGAATACCGCCAGCACGTTGTCGAAGGTGAGCTTGCCCAGCCCCTCATCAAAGATTCGCTCAATCGTGCCGAGCAGCTTCAGGCCAATGGCGCCCTTGATAAGGGCCTTGCCCCCGTCCTCGAAGCCGTGCCGCCAGCCCCTTCCGTCCATCGTGTTTGCTGGCTTAGTGATTGGCCCACGAGCAACGGCCTCCGCCCTAAGCTTTCTCACGTAAGCCGTATAGCCTTGCTGATTCAACTTGTTGACCTGCTCAAGGCCACGCCAACGTTTCTCCGCAGCTTCAGCGATCCTGAGATTGGAGCACTTGCGAGCAGTCTCGCTACACTCTTCTTGTGTCATCTGCTCCACGGGCTTACGGTCCCAAACCGGGGGATTTGGCACTGCATTCACTCCAGTCTGGAACAGGTGCCCCCTGTTCTGTTCCGTTAGTGTCCGTCGCCAAACAGCCAGTGAACGAAGTCGTCGTAACCAGTCCTCCAGGGCGCCTGAGCCAGCTTCCGCTTCTCCTTCTGCATGCCCTTGGTCCAACCACGCCAGCAGTAGAACGTCACAAATGGCAAGACGAGTAGGGCATACCACCGAACCACACAGAAGAACGAGTATAACATCACGGCTACCGTGAACAGCCACACGGGCCATGTAGACAATTTCTTGAGCCAGTGCCAATAGTCACCGAAAAGCTTCATTGGCTTGTTGGGTAGCATATTCAACGGACTGTGTGCTCCGTCACGCCGCCCGTCCATCGGCACGCAGAAACACAGAAGCAGCATGGCCATTACGCCTACGGCAAGTTCAAACATTGTAAGGCTCCTCTTGGTTTAATGAGGCAGAGGATCTTCATTCCCCGAGGAAAATCCTCTGCCCCTCCCCGCCTTCTCCAGACAACGAGCGCCAGTCTCCCCCTTACTTCGCCAGCACCCGATGCAGTCTTGGAGAAGGTTTATCCTTCAGTGGCCACGGCCTCTTCGTCATCCTGTGCAGGCATCAATTTCTGAAGACGCTTTCTTGCCCGCTCTTTCAATGCTTGCGGACATTCGTCAGAGCGCAGGCATTCCCTAAGCTCCTTAACGCTCATATGATCCACGGGCTCATCAGTTTCCCAAGGCTTTGAAGAATCAGGCTCATGGCCATTCGACACGGACGCGGACATTTGAAAGGCCGCATCCCGACTCTCAACATCCGACTTGCTTGACCCGAAGAAGTAATTGAGCACCGCACCGAACCCAGCGGTCAGCGCCCCGAACAACTGATTGATGTATCCTTCACTGCCGGGCGCTAAAGGCTGGAAGATGAGTATGCCAAGCAATCCAAAGAACCCGCCAACTACTACCCACGACAGCACCAGCATGTTCAAATCACGGTGGCCTGTGACTTTCGTAATCTCCATTTCACGTTCACGGGCACCAGCCCGGTCAACTTGGTGAACCTTGTGCTCCTCAAGGCCAAGCCGCTCCCTTTCCACGTCCAGCTTGGCAAACTCAAGCTGAAGGGTCTTCAGGTCAACCTCGTTGTCCATCTGCGCTTGCAGAATACGTGCCGCCGCTTCTGGGTCATTGGCAAGGGCTTTCTCCAGGACTGCTGGGTCATCACTCTGTATACCGAGTGCCCCCTTGACGAGTCCAAGAGCTATCTTCCCCGCTGCTCCGGCCGGAGTCATCTCGATCACGTTCCCGATCAGTCCGGCACCGGGAATCTTCTGAATGAGTTGACCAAGCTTCTTGAACATTTGAAAGCCTCTCTGCCTGCCCCCGTGTGCGCGGGGGTTCTTTTACTCGCTCACAGCTACTACAACCTTGAACCGGCCGAACTGTACCTTGAGCCAGTTAATAGTCATCGACGTGAGCCCAGCCACGACCGGTGTCACCTTCTCGTCCTTCAGGAACTCAGGTAGCCCCAGCCAGTCTACCAGTACAAGCCAGACCCACGCTCCCGAAACACCGCCTCCAGCGATGCACGAGCCCTTAGTGATCTTCAGCCAGCCGGCCCGTGTGATCTTGCCCCACGGTATCTCTTGCACCTGTGCGTTCACGGTCTTGAGCCCTTCGACAGCCAGTTTCTTGATTGGATTCCAAACCACCATGCCCCTCCTTTATGTCATCGGGCGGTAGTTGCGTTCCAGCAGGGTGTGCGCTATCCCAAATACCATGCGACGCACACAGTCCATCAGGTCGTTCAGGTCCGGCGGCTTGACGACATATTCAGTCGCACCGGCATTGCAGCACCGAGTTTCCGTATCTGGATCGTCACACGCCGTCAGCACAGTCACATTCTTGGGATGCGCCGCATCAAGTAAGTCTGCCCCGTTCATATCAGGCAGGCCAATGTCCAGGATCATGGACCGGCACTCATTCTCCTGCAAAGCAGTTAACGCTTCCGCACCCGTGCGACACTTAAGCACAATGGCCTTTGGCGTAACTTCCTTGATCGACCGCTCGATGAGCAAGGCTACAACTTCCTCATCTTCGACCACCAAAAAGTCCACGACGGCCATTGTGATGTATCTCCTACTTGCGCCGCAGGTCTTTCAGCATTTCGAGAACGGCGTGAATATCCTGTTGCAGTGTCTTGGGTGCGTTCTGTTCAAGACCACGTACACGTTCCTCAACGGCATCTATCTTCCTCTCGTGTTCCACCGTCAGCTTGCTCAGGTACTCCAAAGACTTGTCCTGAGTTGCCTGATCCCTGAACACCTTGACTGTGTGCGCCAACCCAGCTATCAGAACAGCCCCAACCAAGCTGCCGATTATCTGCGCCCAAGGAAGCACTTCCATTCCGCACACCTCTTATTCCAGTGAAGTGCCCCCTCGGACTACTTGCTCAAGCTACGGAAGCCAGTTGATCATTCAACCTTGCGATGATCGTCGCGGCCGATGCCTTACTGCACCTGATGGTCATAGGGTTGACCGCTTCTACCTTTGCTACGTTGACGGACTCCACAAAGAACAGGGGCACGCCACCCCAGAAAGCCAGTTCCACCCCGGACGAGGTAGCCACCTTGGGGAAGGACAGTTTCACCCACGAGCCATCGGCTTCGCCTACCTGCTAATTGCCAGCAGCTTCTTTAAGCTTCGTCTTCAGCTCACCAAAGTTTGACGCTACCCAATGGCTACCTCGGGACACAATCAGGGCAGTGAGGAACTGCCCGCCGTCAAACTTCAAGCTCGTATCACTGAAGAGCTGTGCCGTGTAAAGGACCTCCAGCGCGGAGAATCCCATTGTGCAGCAGGCGACGTACGACACCGCCACCGAGATCAGCATCTTGATGTGAAAACCGGACAGCCGGCTTGCTACGGCGCTCCAGGTGAAGAGCCGGTCCAAGGCAGCTTCGACCAACCACGCCATCAAGATCGCAAGGACAGCGATCATGCCGACACGTTCCAGAAGCTGCGTAAATGTGATTTCCATTACATTCCATCCTTTATTCTTAAGGTTTCTCCAGCCAGGCCACCCTCCCAACCTCCGCCTTCAACGTCGAATCCCCCCTCACCTCCACGATCCGGAGGACCTCCGTCAGGATCGCCGTCTGCCGGCGGAGCTCCTGCTCGGTCTCCCAAAGCGTCGTCGTCCGCCGCCACAGCTCGACCTGGAGGGCGGAGGGCTGCCCAGGCTGTCCATAGGCTTGGGCAAACGCGAGGGTCCCGAGGAAGAGGACCAGACCGAACACGATCAGCCTAACGGCTGTCGCCGGTGGGAACTTGAGTCTTGGGGTCATCGCCGGAACCCCGCAATGTCAGTCGTCACATCCACGCCGGACGAATCCATCACCGTCCGCCGCACCGTGAGGGTGTCAGAGAGCCCGAGGGCCAAGTCCTGAACGACGTAGTTGGCGACCTGAAGCACCACGGTCTTGGTGAGGCTGCCCAGCGACGGCAGTGCCGTCCGGAGTGCCGCGTCTGCGACGGCGGGAGTGTAGGTCACAATCCTTGTCCGTCTCAGGTCGGGGTCGAGGCGGTAGAGCTTGCCTGCCCGTAGGCGCACGTTGTTCAGGGCCACGTTGCCGATCCCGGAGCCTTGCTCTTGGGCGACCGTCGAGTCGTTGGTGGCGACGAACACCGGGAGGTCAACGCCGATGTTTTGGACTGTCCAGCCCGTCGAATCGCTCTCCGCTATCCAGTAGGTGACCCTATGGTCGAGGTCGGAGGCATTGATCGAAAATGACGACAACAACAGCACAGCCGCGAGTGACTTCATCATTGCAGTGATCCTCCCTTACCTGTCCTTCATGTTGAAAACGCCTATGTTGGCAGAAGCTCCGATCCTGTTTTCGACCTCTACGTACCAAATCGACGCGGCGGCATAGGAGTAGATGCCGAGTTGATCGTTTGCCCCCGTGGTGCCAGTCGGATCTGTCGTCCCAAACTCCCAGGTATAGCTGCCTCCTTGAGCCAGGATCGCACCAGCACCTCCAGCGATATGGGAGCGGATGCCCACGATCGCATACGCACCGGCGCCAGAGGCTTCATTGTACACAGTGAGCAGGTAAATTCCGGAGTAAGACCCGGCCCCGCTCATCGTCTCGATGACGGCAGTGCCATCGTCGGCCACAGAAATGTCACCGCCGTTTAGCGACACAGGGCCAGTGAANCCCCCACCCCGTAGAACAAGCGGGTTTGAGCCTGTGGAGCCGCCGCTCTGGTAGGAATATATGCCTGCCCCCGCGATGCCTGGCCCGACACCAGGTGTCGTTACTTGGACTCCCTGGCCGGTGACCGAGTCGTATGTCACGTCAAGCCCGTCACCAGTCTGGCTCGCATTGTCCGCGTGGATCTTGGCCGTAGGGATCGCATCCGCCGCGTTGCGGTAGGCGTAGAGGGACCCAGCCGCGCCGGTGGTGGTGCCGATCATCAGCTCGCCATCAGCGGCGAGGAACATATTATCCACCCACGTTATAGCACCACCGGCTGCCCCAACAACGGCCGTGTTCCACTTGTGAGTCCCATCTACCTGGAGGTATCGCGACGCTTCGTCTGCGATGATATACTTTTCTGTGCCGTCATGAAATATGTTAGCGGTAATGGCAAGAGCGGAACCAGCACCAGCACCATCGGCGTTAGCAAAGATCGTCCCAACCTCTCCGATCTGCATTGCATCCAGTACGCTCGTCCACGTCTCCGGCGTCACTCCGATTCCGAGCCGCTTGCCTGCGGAAACCACCACGTTGGCCGTGGCGGAAGTTATGATCGGCGTCGTCACGCTCGTCGTGGCCACGAACGTCGGCGCCTTCACCCCGCCCTCGGACCGTATCCCAAGCTGCACCGTCAGGGAGTCGGTGATCGACAGGTGGTAGGCGATCGTCCTCACCTCTGCGGCGGCAGGCCCGGCGAGGCCCAGCAGGAGCAGAAGCACAGCCCATCGTCGTCCCATCGCAATCCTCCTCTCGTATCAGAATGTCGCCCCGGCCGACGTCGCCCCGGCCACGATCGCGTTGCCGTCAGTCACGCTGGCCGGCGTGGCGTTGACCTTGCTGGTTCCGATCTTCACCCGGAGCGCCACGGGTGTGATCGTGTTGTCGATCCACAACGCCGCAAAGTAGCCGGCGTCGTTCTTCAGGAACATCGAGGCAGTAAAATCTCCTTTGTGATGACCGTCAGAACCGTCAACACCCGTATTATTGAACACATGATCAATAGCATAGCGTTCCTTGAGCGCGTCCGTGTTGTTGCTGAGGTTGTTGTGATGCGACGCCTTCGTGGGGTCACCTACAACAACAGTGAGTCCGTCAGTGAAAGTCTCTGAGAAAGGCATTGCCCGAGTACCCCATTTTAGCTATTTGGAAAGCAGTATAAGTCCCCTACGCTGGTTTCCTCTTTACGCTTTCTGGCACCCATGATCCTATCTAGCTTTTCAGCGGCAGCCCTATCTTCGGCGGAGATCATGCGGACAACCGCTGAAGCTATTTCCCTAGAAGCCGCTTGCTGCTCGTACATGCTTACAATTTCTCTGCACGCAGAAACCACCTCTAGAGCGGTAGCTTCTCGCTCTAGACCCATCTGCCCTTGGGCCTTCGTTAAGGCTTCCAGGATGTTCTTGGTCTGGTGGGTCACCCCAAGTAGGCCCCCGGTAACCCTATCCCGCTGTATGAAGACCACAAACGCCGTGGTGAAGAACGGCGGGTGGCCTTCTCCGTAGCCCACAGCCTCAGCTTCTATTTCCTCACCGTCTTTGTAACGGTTCACTAAACCCCCTATGGAGACCACTTGCTGATGGCAGTAGTGGCATCCCCAAGAACGACATTACCATCGTCCTCTGTCCACCACCCGTATAAAAACCGCTGTGCATAGGTCGCGGAAGCCCAAACAGGTGCATCATCCGGAGCCCAAGAGCCGTAGCTAACAATGCGGCTGATATCCCACATCGTCAAAACAACATCAAAGGTCTCAGGGTCAAGACTGACACCGCGTACCTGGTGTGGAACAACGTCGAAGTAAGCAAGCCCATCCTTACGATTCTGTATGTCAAGATAGCAGCGGTCGGCTATGTAATGAAGAACAGCTCGGTTCTTGAAAGTGGCTTGGACGTTGATAGGCTCTTTACTGAAAACAAAGAGTAGAGTTTCCTTCCTTGTTGTTGAATCTGCATCCCTGTAAAGCCAGTTAAACTGAAACTCACGGTGTATAGTAGCTCCAAGGTCGTCTATTGAATCTTGACTCTTAGAATCAGTTGTTTGATACCGACCGGTCTCTGGATTGAATTTATAGCCAACAGAAATGCTGTTGAAGAAGTTACCGGACTCGTCATAGCTGACAACGGGGAAAGTGTCTTCAGCTAGATCGGTCTCGTAGAACGTCGAGATGCTCGTAAGGTCCTGCTCTACAAGGCTGGTTCTAGCGTGGTACTGCCCATCCTTGATGTAAAAGTCAATGCCAACATCGCGGCATATCTCGTTGATGAGCTCCGTAGAATCCTGCACTTCAGTAATATGCTTACGGAGCTTGAACGGGGCGTCTGTTTCCAGATCATTGAAGGATGTTACGTTGATACTTGTCGTTGGGATACCCAAATGCGTTTGCAGGAGGTATTTCAAGATGCGGCTAGGGCTCTCAATCAGTGTGCCGTTAGAAGTCTGAGCCCCTTTAGCGTGCACCGTAATAACGTCACGGCCAGGATCAAAGGCAACGTCTAGTATAAACGAGCCATCCGTCAAGTTTACACTGCTAAAGCTAACAGCAGTAAACGAAGTAAGACCCGCCTGCTTATAGACGTGCCCAATCTGCTGGACACCCCAACCCGATATGCGGAACTTCCTCGTGGTGGTGTTTATGCAGACCGTGCGTATGCGCTGTGAGCCCGCTGTGCTGGACCAATCCCCAAGAAGCAACTGCTTGGGGTCCGTAAGGAAATTCACATCCAACGTAGGGTATTCAGCAGTCTCGTAACGGGGATACGTTGGGGCACCGCTAGACTCGATGGGGAGGGGCTTTGCCTCGTGCGTTCGGCGGTCGTTTACGCTGATGAAAGCTTCCTTGTCGTTCCACCGAACACCGTTAGGGAAACGGATACGTCCCTCAAACATCTGCGTAAAGTGCGTAGCCAGAACGAGGTTACTGCTAGCCCCCGGTGTCTGGTCGCCCCCAATGTAAATCTTGACCGTTCGGTTGCCCCACGTCTTCGCACGGAACAATCCAGTGAAGTATTGCGTCGTGTTGTCAACGGTAAGACTTATACCAGCAGAAATCTGCGTTGGATCAAGGAGATCGGTAAGCTGAGTGGCAATGCTTGGCGCTTGTCTCAACCGAGCTTGGTAGGGTTGCCCACCAACAACGCACGGCGTGTTCGACAGATAGAGGGTCTGCCCCGTCAACTCAATGTGAACGAGATATGTCCACCGGCCAGACCGCGCTGTAGTGTTGAAGGCCATCTAGGCTACCTTAAACACAGGTAAAGTCTTCAAACGCCGTTCCACCCAACGTCCTCGCGAAAGCTAAAGCCTTCCAAACCGTGCAGATCAACAATACCGTGCGTCCGTTGAAGCTGGCTCATTTCAAAGTTACCGTAAAGAGCCGACAGCGAAGGGTTGTTCAGTGCGTCGTAGACAATAACAATGGGCGTCGTCATACCCTTCGTACGGTAAATGGCCTCCAACAGCAGACGGTCACTCGTTGACAGCGGGTTACTGCCCGATTGCCAGCCAAAGCTAAGTTGCTCGTAGCTCGGGTAGCTGGCTCCATAGACGCCACCAAACCGAGCCCTGGATACAATGTCCGGCTTAACAATGTTAGCTGTAAAGCCATTATTGAAGTTGTAAGTCGGGGACACGTAAGTACCCAGCCAGAACCTGCCTACTTCCACGTAGGTATCCGAGTTACTGCTATCCTGTATTCGCAGCCGCCAGTAACGGTAGGTCTGATCTAGGAAGAAGCCAATCTTCGGGATCACTTGGCTTAGACTGTCGCTGACGATCGTCAGGGCTTGCGTGTAAGAGGGGGCACCCCACGAGTCAGCAGCATTAGCTTGCAGGGTTACAGTAGCCCCTGAAGTAAAGTTGTGCCCGAATATACCACAGAAGGTAACCTGCTTGGCAGAACCCATATCAATGACAACGTTTTCATCGCTGTCACCAGTTGTACGCCAGGGCACCGCTACAAACTCATCCTGGAGGTTGTCATCGGGAAAGTTCGTAGCCGCAGAGGACCCGGTTATTACAGAAGCCGTGTCAACCAGATTCGTGTGAAGAATACGTGTAGTAACGGCGGCCATTAGCTGCGCACTCCAGAGTCGTGCAAGAACCACTGCCCATTCTGAGACTCACTTCTCATGTAGCTCTTCATTGCCTGACCGCCGCCACGAGCCCGTAGCCACTCCTCAAAGCTGGCGGCATCTACAGCCTCAATGTAGTAGGTGTCACCACCACCAGAAGCCCGCCCGCCGTTCTGTATGCCTCGCAGGGTGTCCATGCCCACACGGGCCACTGTATCAGCATCCATCATAAACTCCCCGCGGTGAGCCATTATGGGGCCTGTGCGGCTAACCGGACCGCCAGAGGCCATACCCCCCTGCATCGGACGGAATATCGCATAAGCGCCGTCACGCTCGAATATACCCCGCACACCATTGTAGTCATGGATGCCGGTGCCTATCAACCCCTCAACCCAGGGGTTACTAGAAATGTTGAACCTTTCAAGCCCCGCCGACGCCGGTGTAAACACAGGCGCTTGTATTGGTGCTGGAGTTGGGCTCGCAAAGGCCACAGGTGAAGGTGGCAGCGCCGGATGTGCGGCCGGGCTAGAACCAGCCATACCGCCCATAGCGTCTTTTCTAATGGCTTCCAGGATGGCCACGATGTTTTCCAGAGCCGTTAGTTCAGGTGACTTTTCTATAGCGGACTTACCACCCGCAGAAGGACTGAGAACAGTAGGTACACCCCCGAATATGCCTATCGGAGCAGTCGTGGGTGAACCAAATAGCGCAGTAAGATCCGCCAGTTCGGGAATCTTCAAGCCACGAACGCTAGCAAGAGACTGACCTACCTGATTAGCCCCTTTTATCTTAGTGTCTTCAAACTTGCCACCCGAAAGACCCATCTCTTTGCCAGCGTCATAAAGATGGACGTTAAACCCGCTTATAGCATATTTCAGTAGTTCATTTGCATCTGCTTCTGACGCCACCCCAAACACACCAATCGGGTCTACTTGTGCTTGCCGTATTAGGGCCAAGAGCTGTGCTGCTCCCATACGATCCATCTGGCGTTTAACTTTCTCAAGCTTGTTTGGAGAATCGTTAAACAAGCTTCCAATAGCTGTTCCAATGATAGAACCACCAAACGCTCCAAGGGTGCTGCCAACACCCGGAATAGCCGACCCTATAAGGGCACCGAATCCACCGCCGATAGTACCACCGATAGTCCCCTCTTTGCCAGTACCAAGAAATACATCTGATAGGGCTCCAGTCATTGCTCCAATTCCGGCCCCCTTCATGAAGTCGCTGAAGCCCTTGGAGAAACCGTCACCGAACTTAGAACCCGCCTGTGAACCAACATCATCCAAAACCATGCCTGTCTCTCCAGGCAGTAGCTTGTCTGAATCAGGCTTGTTACCGGCAAACAGATTGCTGATGGCACCAGTCAACTTATCGAGGAAACCACGTCCGGTAAACTGCTGGAGTATAGCCTCAACTATCATTGCTGCCCCACCAACAATGGCAGACGCCAACGGCGAGGCCCCAAACAAGGTGAAAATACCAAACGCCGAAACGCCAACCCCTGTGTTCTTAAACACCCACTGCATGGCTTCCGTAATCTTGGTGGTCATGCTCTCGGGGAACAACTTCTTAGCCACATCGGCCGCCCAATTCAAGCCGATTGTTACGAGAATGCTTTCCAGAGGGCTTAGTCCAGCCGCTATAGCTACAAAGAACGGGAAAGCCAAATTGTCAAAGAGGCTAGTTACACGCTCAGTAACAGACACCTCCATAGGCTTTGCGTCGCCCTTCTCGTTACCAGTCGAGATCATGTTCGCCAGCTTGTTCGTAAACGCTCTAATCGTTTCCCTGGCCAACAAATCGGTGATAACATCCTTGAAGCCTTCTTCTACGGCGTTGGCAAACCCACCGAAGAATCTCTTGATGCGATGGACAAATTCTGTCTGCTCGGCAAACTCGCCAAACATTTGTTCCACAAGTTTGTTGATGGCCCCCAAGCCAGTAAATTGATTCTTACGTTTGTCAGTAAAGCCAAGCGTTGCGGCCTCCTCAAGTTTATCTGCCCATTGATCAGCATCGGGCACGCCACTTTGTTTGAATTCACGCAAGGCATCGCGCATGCCTTCCTGCCAATTAATGTTGTAAGCATGGATATAATCATCGATAGCCTGCTCGGCATCATGGAACATCTTCTTGTCCGGGAATAGCAGATCCGTGAAGTTCTTGGAAAGGCTCGTCTGTAGCTGTGTGGCAAAACTTTCACCTGCTTCCGACAGGGAAGCGTAGATATCGGGTACCTGGTTGACAACAGTGAGCATACCGGCGATGAAGGCTCTAGCCCCCTGGATGCTGGCATTAAAGAACTTTGCAATGGCCCCTTCCCCGACAGAGCTCTGAAATTTCGTGTCCGCCGCCTCTATCTCCTCACGAACCTTATCCATCTCCTTACCGATACCGGCCATAGCTACCTTAATTTCTTGCCAAATCTGATCTATCCCTTTAGCGGCATCACCCTTGGTCAGCAAGTCCAAAGCCGTGGTTAGAGACTGGAAATGAGGCAACAGGCTTTCTTGCAGGGTATCACCCAAAGCCTCCCAGCCCTCGCCCATATCGCCAACGAAGGCTCGGATCATCGGTAGGGTATTCTGCATGTCGGTTTGGACGGCTATCGTGATATTCTTCATTGCCTCGCGCAGCCGCGTCCCAATAGCCTCACTAGCCGAGTCGGCGCTAACCGTGCTTTCATCAATCTGAAGCTTCATTCCTTTCAAAGCGGCAATGGCACCGTTTGTATTCTCCACAAACTCAGGCCCAAAGCCCAACTTTTCAGAGAACCAAGGAACGCTGGCTAGTTTGATAAACTGCTCGTGCATCCACACCAACCCATCAATCAAAACGTTGATACCGCTCTTAAGGTCATTAATGAGATCGCCCATAATGGCGTTCCCAAGATCGCTCAGTGCGGCGTCAATCATGGTGACAATTTCAACCAAACCCCTGCCAAGCACGGAAACCAAAGCCGCTATCAGCGCCAAGCCAGCCGTCGTAGCCGCCTTCACAAAGGTGTTCGTCAGTAGGTCCCCAAACAAGCCAAAGACGCCACCCTCAAACATGTCCTTAGGCGTTGACAGAAGAGCCTTTATCGTCAGCCAGATAGATGCAGCAAACTTGGCTATGTCAGAACCAAGCAGCTTGACAATGCCCCACAGACGCGCCAGAATGGGGATGAGACCCTCTGACTCCTTAGCCCAACGGCTCAAGCCAGAGACCAGGGGTATAAGCGTCTGCCTCACCAGCCTTGTCAAGCGGCCAATCAAGCTGTTCTCACCGCCTGCGGTGCCCAGCGTTATAAGAAGCTGATCCCACGCGCTCTTTAGGATCATAACGCTACCGACAAGGCTATCCAGACGCTGCTGAGCTATCTTCTGGACAGTGCCGGTAACATCCTCAAGGGCTTTACCATACTTTCGCATAGTTTCAGCCATCGTCTGTGCCGCTGCCTGTGCCACCCGGCCGCCGCGCATCCCAAAGATGTCCAGAGCGGCCCCTGGATACCTCTTAAGGGCAACCCCTAGCTGGGCCAACGTGTCGGTAAGCGTCTGTGTACCATCAGCAAAGGACCTGAAGTCTATACCCAACCGGAACATCAAACGTGAGGCTTCCTTGGAAGGCGCCAACAGCGTGCTGATAACACGCTGGAAGCCCACCCCCGCTTGGCTCGCCCTGATACCGGCGTTGGCAACAGCCGTGAACAGCTTCACCATTTCTTCCAGCGGTATGTTAATACCTTCAGCCGCTGCACCGGCAAATCGGATTGACTCCGCCAACTGGTGAACACTCACGTTGGCTATAATACTAGCCTGTGCAAGCAAGTCGGCAACGTAGGTCGCCTTCTCTACACCCATTTGGAACTGACCCAACGTGTCAATAACAATCGTAGCCGCCTCGTCCATAGTCAGCATTTCTGCTGAAGCTAGGTCGAGAACGGCCCCGATGGAAGCCAACTGCTGTTCGGCCGTAAAACCGGCCCTTGCTAGAGTTTCAAAGCCCTTAGCCGCTTCTGTTGCGGTGAAAATCGTAGTTTCACCCAGATGCTCAGCCATCTTAGTCATTTCAGCAAACTGCTTGTTCGTTACTTCATCCATAACAGCACGGACTTGCTGCATTCCGTGCTCAAAAGCACCAGCGGCGTGAACAACCGCCATGAAGCCAGCAGCCAGCGCCCCCACCGAGGCAAACCCTGCTATGAAGCTACCCCAACCGATAATGAACCCGGCGACGCGGGCCGAGAGCCTTACCAGTGAACCAATTATACTCGTTATAGCGCCACCGAAGCCTCGGAGCAGTGTGGTCGCAGTCAATCGGGCGATTGTACCCAGGGCCATAAACGTGGCCTTGACTCCCTGGAAGCCCCTCACGCCAAGCGTGACCATCAAGCTGCCGACTGCGCCCATTTTGCTCCGAGGCTCCTATTTACCTTCTACTTGCGTTACTCCAGCTTCGCGGCGGTTGTGGAGCTGGCGGGGCATTGCCTGACCTTGCACTCGCTTCCCTGATCATCTGGCTAAGCTCACCGTGTATTACTTCAAAGCCCTGCACCACCACGAAGTATTCCTGCATAAACTTGTCAGCGTGTGGCCAGGAGAGCCGCTCTATCGTTGCCCCGCCAAAGCCCGTTGACCTTATCGCGTGCGAGTTACGGAACAACCAGAGAAGCCAACGGGTTCTACCGGTAAGGTAACTCTCGGGGCACATGTGGACACTGTAAGGCCCCGCAAAGTGTGGCGGGTTCATCTTCTTGTGAAACCGCCCGTGACAGTTCCGCCCACGGTAGAGCTTCTCTTGTATACAATGCGAGCAAGGCCAGAACTCTCCGCCTAGGACCCAACGAGTGCCAACCTTAAATTTCGGACGTCCCCAGCCGTCAGCACGCTCCAGTTGGCAATAGCCCGGCCGGTCTCGATGATCAGGTCCTTATAGGGCGTACCCCAGAGCTCGCTGCCGGTGGCAATGTCCTCCCCGTTGAACTTCAGATTCTTGACACCCACGATGCCGCCGATGATCTGTTGCTTGGTGATTTCCAGGTTGTTCTCATCATCAGACGGCATATCGTCCTCAGACACACCGCGCGGTTGCTTGAGCTGGAAGGCCCGGCGACTCCACTCTTCAGAGTCCTGCATGGTGACACACTGAAGACGCATTGTGACTGGGTTAGCGTCAAGCCCCAGCTTGTAGTTGCTCCGCTGCTTCTCCCACGTCGGAATGAAGTCGATGCACAACCCGTCAGACTGTTTCTCGACCTTGTAGTCGTACATGTTCAACCCCCCTAACGGAGACGCAAATCGTGGACTCCTCCTGAACATTTGTTTTATGAAGCAGGACGCCAGGAACGTCTTTTCGGTGATCAGCCTAGCCTCATAGACTTAATACCAAGTAGTTCAAAATAGCTCTACGGTTATGTCGTTCTGCCCCGCGCTTGTGCTGAGCGCCCGACCAGAGGCCGACAACGTAACTTCTCCCTCAGCCCCCGGGTCCGTGATAGCGGGCACGTCCAACTCGCCCTGGTCCATCAGCACACGCAAACGCTTGGCCGCCGTATCCCCAGCCAACATCGTGATGTCCTGAGCGAGGAACCGTGCCGCCTCGCCAAAGATGTAGAAATTAGCTCTGGTGAGGTACAGCTCCAGCGTGAGGGACACTTCCCTCCGGCGATCCAGGATGATGGCCGTAGGCGTAGACTGGCCATATTCGTCATCCCGAAGCTGGAGGTTGTTGTTCAGCGTAACGGACGCCGAGATTATCGTAACCGCCACGGCGTTCGTCGTGAAGGAACCGGTAATGCCGTGCAGCGAATCTCCAACCGTGGTAACCGTCGGGGCAAAGGCGGTAACCGTCACACCGCTGGCAACCGTTGTCCGCAATGCCGGGGTGATGTGAATGGTCCCGTTGCTGCTGATCGACAGGATCTTGTAGCCCGTTGTGGCCGTAGAATCTCCAACCTGGATCAGAATGTCCTGGCTGAAGAAGTCGGCATCGGCGATTTTGATGTTCGTCACGTCCTTGTTCGCTGTTGCCGACAGAGTTGTCGTACCACCCTGCACGAAGCTCTTGCCAGGACCGCTGAACTCCACCGTGCTGAAGTCCGAGCCAGACATGTTCAGCACCATCTGGTTACACGCCGCCCCGTAAACACCCTGTACGAAGTGCGCAGCGTGCTTCCAGATGCTCAGGCTGGGCAGATCATCGTCATCGGGGGTATACTGCACGGTACTGGTCAAACCGGCCGTAGCGTCCCCCATTGCGGCTTGGTAGAAGTCGGCCATGTCGGGGGCCGTACCAGCCACACCCGAAGGGGTTATGTAGCCACGGACACGCCAGTCCGCGCTCTTACGCCCGGAGAACCGGTTGTTCTGAAACGACCGGATACCGGTGGTATCGTCTCGCTGCAACCTTTCTTGTGCCGGGGTCAGCTCGATTTCCAGAGCTGAAAAGGAACCTGAAGTCGCAGGCATGACCGGAGTACCGTACGTCACCTCCGGCATAACCCAGCTCTTCCGATTCCATCCAAACGAGCGGTTCGGTACGAAGACAGGCATTTCAGGTTATCTCCTGACCCCCCAGGATTTTTGCCCTGTTTCTCATGCGACTATGTACAGTAGGATGACACACCACACAAATAGACTCTAGGTTTACTGCTCTGTCATCGTGCTTATTGCCATTGATGTGGTGCACATGCTACTTCGTGGGTGCCTTCCTCTTTGCTACTGCGGGCTCGGGTGGTTCAGAGGGCGGGGCGGCTGGTCGCTGCCCCGGCGTCTTGTCGATCCACATGATCTCCGGTTCCCCGCGACGCATCATCATGCCGTTCATCGCCAGCAGTTGCCCGGCCGTTGCCTGATCTACCATCACTTCCTGACCGTGCTGGACCCGTGCTACTCCCTGTTCCGCCTGCACGTTCCTTGTCGCTTTGCCCATGTACTGCAGGATCATCTTCGCCACTCTGACTCACCTCCTTCAGCTCCATGATTTCGTAGATTCTACGCATTTCTTCTTCGTGGTTGTGGTATCGCTCTACAAACGCCCGGTACTGGTCACTGCGAACAGGCGTTTCACTGATGAGGCTGACAGCATCTGCTATGGTATCAAACACAACAGGCAAGTCCGCAAAGTCCTCCTGGCCTTCATAAATTTCACGGGCTCCAGGCCAAGCGTGCACCACAGGCTTGATACCCTTTGCCATCGCCTCAACTACGCTGTAGGGACTACCTTCACAGATAGAGCAGTTGAGCACCTGCCCAATCTTGTGCTTGTCCAACGCCGCGTTTACATCTGTCTGCCAACCAACCCAACGAATGTTGTTGCGCAGGCCCATCTGCTCTACCATGTTCATCGCATATTCTTCAAGCTCTTGCCCCTGCCAACGTCCCATAACGGTCAGGGTGTACTTACTGTCCAACCGTACCAGTTCCAACAGAATCTGTAACAGCATCGGGATACCTTTCTTCCAGTTCAGGTATCCAATGTACACCAGATTATAGCGGTCATCTTTCCGCTGCTGGAAGTCCCACCGGTCTAGCTGAACACTGGAAGGAATTACATGCTCCTGACAGTTTCCAGTGATGTTACCAAAGCGGTGAGCCGCCTGCCGGATATGCTCGCTAGTGAAGATGATGTGGTCAACCTTCTTGAAGTCAACAGCCTGTAGCATCCCTTGGTAGGGTTCGTACCGGTGCACACGGCAGATAACACCAGCGTCAGGGTTCTGGCGAGTGGCCTTCACAAGGTTAGCGTCACCCCATTCGAAGAACAGCCAGTCAGCCCCACCAACAAACCGACTGTCGAAAGACTTGTATACTTCTACTTGGTGACCCCGTGCCACAAAGGCATTGATGATGGGTCCGCTGAAACTGCCAATAGCGTCGAACACGATGATGTTCGCACCGTTGGCCGCTTTCCTAGCGAGCACCCGGGCTTCAGCCAACCGCCAGAGGGCATGCGCCTCAGCATCTTGCGGCAGGTATTCCAGCCAGCGCTCCGCAGCAGAAAGGGTCTGCTCCCAGTTCTTCTGCTTCTCGTATAGCTGAGCAAGAAGCTTCCACGGGAGCCAAGTGTAGCACTCCTTCCGGATCGTTAGAATCGTGCTGGTAGGCAACTTCACGCTGATCGCCTGTTTGAACCAGTGCTCTGCCTCCAGGAGGTCTTCACGGGCCTCTGCGATTTGACCCAACGAAATCAGCGTCTCCGCACGATACCAGCAGAGTTTTCTGGCTTCGTGTAGACAAACCAGCACACGCTCCACGACAACAGACTCTTCTTCCCCCCGCTGTGCCCCAAGAGACATTTCCAGTGTGGCCAACTGCTGCCAACAGTGATACTTGTAAGCCAGCGTTGGCGTTATCTTCGCCAGGTACAGGTACCACGCCTTGGCTGTTTCATACTCGTGGTGGTCCATGTAAGTGTTAGCAAGGTAGTAGGATGCCCGTTCGTCGAAGGGGTCCCGACCCAGCATCTGCAAGAGGTTAGCGGTATTCATTGTACCCCGCTGCACCGCCCGCTCCTGCTCCCGCGCCTCTGGCATCATGTGATAGAAGCGAATGACCGGGGCAAACACTGAAACGTTAGCAGCACCAACAAGCTGATGGTGCGTGTCATACCGGTAGAAATGGTCCTGAATGTTCCTAAAGAGCCTGGGCTGTGTGAACACCATCCCTTGTTCTTCTTCGCTCTTCGGGTTCATCACAGTGGCCGCCATAACCACCGAGTAGGGAGCAGGCTCCTCACCCTTCTTGTGGTTTACGGCCCCCTCGGTGTAAACACGTATGAAGGGCAGGCTCGCGTTGTCAAGCTCCTCGTGCCCATCCAGGATCAGAATCCACTGGCCACGAACCTTGCGCTTGGCATTGTTACGCGCCCAAGCGAAGTCGTTCCGCCACTTGAAGCGAAAAACTACATCGCCAGCCACCAGCGCGACCTTCTCAGTGTCATCGGTACAACTATCATCCACGCCAATGACAACTTCGTCAACAACTTCACGGACGCTTTCTATGGACCGCGCCAGCGTGCGTCCTTCATTCTTGACAATCATCATCAAGGTAATGAAGGGGGCCACAATAGGCGTGTCCTTGAGAACCTCTCCCTCAAAAGGTAGAGGCCAGAACTTCATACCGTCGTAGTCAACCTTTGGCCGGGGATCATCGGCATCCAGCTCAGGCTGGAAACGCGGCCGGAGCTCATTGTAACGAGCAAGGTCTGCTTCTTGCGTTACAAGTTCGCCTGCAAGAAACCTCTTGTGGAGCTGTGAATACTCCACACACTCTTGCGGCAGCGCCACCGCAAGGTCAGCCTTCTGCTCTTCAGCCCCTTCGTCCTGCTCAATCTCTTCGGACACCTTTGTGACCCCCCTACGTGTTAGACGTCAGAACTCTCGTGCATTGTTACTTCAAGCACGATTTCCACGGTACGCAGTTCCTGTTTCAGATTACCCACTATATCTGTTGAAATGATACGGAAGCTGCCGCAGAGGTTGTTAAGGCTCAAGTCCTTTACCCCGGCAGAGCGGTGTGTACAGATAGCCTTCTTCATGTCTGCCATGAAGAGCAAAGCTCTCTCGTTGGGGTGCTTTGTATCCTTGGTGTAACCCCACAACAGGAGTGTCCAGGCGCCCGTCCTATCTTGGTTGCCTATCTGCCCACCAGCGAAACGGTCGGTATCGATGAGAATGTAAACAACTGGAAAGTGATTGTGGTCTGTTGGCAGCTCAAACTTCTTCCAATGAACTTCCTTCACCACTTCCGTGTAGGACCCGGTGCCGTCAATCTCTTCGAGCCGCAGCTCCAACTCGTCCAGTATGGCAGTGTGAACGCTCACTTGGATAAGCTCGAAACAACGGTGCGGCCGTACACAGCAGCGAGAGTAGCATCAATGGATGCTTTGTTATCTTGCAAAGCCGGGCCTAGGAAGGGCCGCTTGGGCATGCGTACTTGCTTCACAAGAAGGAAGACAGGCTCACCCGTTTCCCCGTCGATGACAACATACCCGCTACCCGACGGCTGCACAAAGCTGTTGGTGAGCTCCCTAGGGCTCCTGTAGCCATCTTTGAGGGGTATTGCCAAATAGCTCTGATGCCTAGGGCGGATAACACCACCCTTTTCGTGAATTGCAGCGTACTTGGAATCCGCGATAACTTCAGCGATCATTCCAGTCGCTGTCATTCGTGGCGGGGGTGTTCTCAGACTGTTGTAAAGCCTTTTTGTAATGACATCTAGCCGTGTCGGTCTGGGCCCCCGCAGATACCGATGCCGAGCCGTGTAGACAACCTTCTTTTGAATAGCCACTAGGGCAAAAAACATGTTAGCACGAAGCCTTACATCCAGCAGCTTCACAAGAGAAGCGTACTGGGGGCCAACCAGATTGCCCCTGATAGTGAGCGTCAGCACTAGAGAACCCTTCCAGCGTAGTCACGGATTACCCGAATAATCCGCTTAGGCACGTCCCCAGCCAGATAGTTGATAGTGCCCGGCTGACCGCTGGTACTGCTGATACCAAACCGGTTGGAACCACCCCCAGTTCCGCTTGTCTGTTCGTACAGGTAGGCAACCCACTCGCAAGCCGCCCACTTAAGGTCATCGGGAACCGTGCCAGAGGGAGTGTTCGTTGTATAAGCTAGCGCCCCTGTCTTGTTAGCGGCCGAAGTAGCACCCGTGTCAAAGCCAATGAGAGAGGCAAAATTAGCGTGCGCGGCAACCCATCCGGAACCAGCCGTATGGAGCATTACCTCAAAGGTAGAGCCCGCGCTCGTAATCGTGAATTTACGGAGACCGGAGTCGTAGGTTACTGTAAACGTATCTGGCGTCAACGCCGCTGTCAGGGCCACATCAATGGCCGCTGCCAGTTCTTCCGCTGTATAATCCTGGCCAAAGTCAGGCGGGGGGATTGTTGCATTGACCCAAGAAGGTGTCACGGCAGTACGGTTAACACGCAACAGGTCGTTGAAGCCGGCTTGCACCTTGTAGAGGGCATAACCACCGACGTAGACACACTTGATATTCTGCTTGGAAGGGTAGAACATACCCCCACCGATGCGCTGCCCACCACCAAGCAGCTTGACCCAACCGTAAGGCGTGATGACATAGGTGTCTGTAGCGAGGGCTGTCGAGTAGTCTAGGCCCGGATCATCATACAGGTTTGTCACTGACACAACAGGCTTACCCTTCAACGGGATGCTGTAACGCCACGTCTCCCCGTCGAAGAATTCGGTGTGTTCCCCACGGATAAACGACCGGCCGGTTATTCTCTCAACCTCGCCAGTCACGATGTTAATGAGCTGCGTAATGGTCGTATCCTTGTCCTCGTCAGCATCGGCAACCGTAAACCCGCGATGCCTAGAGACTTCGGCGAGGCTACAAAGAGCCCGTGGACTGATTGCGATTGAACTTGCCATTGCCTACCCGACAACCCCCATGCTCTGCTTCTACTGAGACGCAGCCACCGCTTTGGCAGCCAGCTTTGCCATGATGAAGTCCACCAGCATTTCCTTACCCCCGGCCGCCGCAGTACCGCGGGGAACCATTTCACCTTCTCCGGCTTCCTGTGCGGCCATTTTTCTGAGAACGTTCAAGCTCTTCACCAACAGGTCCTCACGGGTAACCCCTCCTGGCAGGTCCCCGGCGTCAACGACGGACAGTGCTTCGCCGTTTGTTCCGCCGCCTGCGTCCTGACCCACGGTTTCCACACGCGCCGCCTTGTTGCCAATCCAGAAGTTCTTCGGAAACTTCTGCATGAGGACCCGTGTCTGCTGGGGTGTCAACATCTGGCGGCGAGTAGCTGTGTCGAAGAAAATCCCGGATACCCCACCGTTGTAAGCATCCCGGCCGTAGCCCGGCTGGAAGTTCACGGGAACCATACCATCAGGGTCCAGATACATCTGAATCAGCTCTTCCACCGCTTCTACGCTCAGATCAGACATTAACCTCTACCTCCTGATTGGTTTCCTTGTCCTCACGCTTCTCTACGGGTTCTGGCTCCTTGACCCCCAAAGCCGACAGCATGGCGTGTCGAGCTTGGGCATAGCTAAACGTGCTGTGAACCGCCCTGTAAGCAAACTCGGAAACTTCCTTGTAGAAGGCGGTGTCCATCGCCAGTTGAATTAGAGCTGAAAACTTGCCTTCAGTGTCTTCCCGGTCGAAGCAAATCCGCGGGAAAAGCCGCCGCATCGCATAGCTGCTCGCGTTGCCTACACAGGGCACGCCAAGAGCAGCACACTCGCCGACGACACGCCCAAAGATGGAACACGTGTGCGTGTCAAAGACAACCCAGCTCTTGGCAAGGCGGCGAATCCAGGCCGCGTAGTTTTCCTGGCTCAAAAACCAGTCAAACATGTTGGGCAGGCGGTTTGTCAGTTCTTGGGGTGGCGCCACCATTGCCAGAGACACTCCGTTGCCAACGTGTTTGCCAAAGCCCTCGCTCAGCCGCTTCTGCACGGCACTCGTTAGAAGCCACGCCTCCGAAATCTGCATATCGTAGCGATGCACTACGGAATGAATGTTACGCGGGCGCTCGTTATAGCGCACGGCAAATGAAGAAACCGTAGTGCTTATCGGATGGGGAATAACGTGGACGGGCCTGTGCAGTGCTGTTTCCAGCAAGTGAGCCCCACGCGGCTCAACGTGGAAGATCACGTTGGCCTTATCCAGCTCTCTAAGCCATAAGCGAGCTTGGTCGAAGTGCCTGGACCACGAATCTACCGCGTAGTCGCAGTTTACTACAAGCTGGCAAGAAGTGCCACGGCAAGCCTCGGATAGCTCGCCAAGAAGCCCAAGGCTTGCCGTGGTCAGGTTCAGATGAACAGCATCGAAGTTTGCCGGTACCTGCTTTGGCGGCATCGAGCCTACCTGACCCCGCATGGCGCTAGGCCAGTGAAACAGACCCGATAGAAGCAGTCCCTCATCAAGGGCAGGCTCGGGCTGGTAGCTGTAGAGCAAGTAGCGCATTGAATAGACCCCCGTGTTCAGTTAGTTAGCGGTAGCTTTACTTTCGCCACCGCTAACTAACTGATACGCGCTATCAGCTCACCAAGCGGGCGCCGTCCTGGATGCGGAAGCCCCACTTGACCAGCACGACCTGATTCTCCGTGTAGGTCGTCCCACCGGGCATGAAGGCGATGATGCGGAGGTCCTGCGTTGTGGAACCCGCATCGTTCGTCAGCTTGTGCCCAGTGAACCAAATGAGGGCCTTGTCTTCAATGACCGTGGACCCCAGCGGGAAGTAGCTGTAGCCGTCCACCTGGACCCACGCCACGTCGTAGTCGGCCCCGCCAGTACCCCCGATGGCCACGGGGCCAAGGTGGTTGGAACCCGCCGCTGAAGCTGCGGCGACAGTGCCACCCGGCTGTGCCAACGCCGCGATGTTTCCACGGCTCAACGTTGAGCCACTGGTGATGACGAACGGCTGGCAGCGTCCGTAGACCGGGCCATAGCCGTTGCCGAACTTGTAGCGCACGATCTCATCGACGGACATGTCCTCACCAGCAGCCACGTCGGCGTCCACTTCCAGGCGGATGGCTTCCACCTTGTTGCGCGCGAAGCTGGTGATGGCCACTTCCAGCCGCTGCCAGTTGGTACCGGCGAGCATGGCGGGCACGTTAACAGCCGTCTGCCACACACCGTCGTTCTTGATGTTCAGCTTCAGATCGCCCGCGGTACCGAAGTCAGCCGTGGTGTCCGACTTGGCCCACCACCCCAGGAAGTCGGTGTCTTCCCAGTTGGCTGACCCAACTTCCTGAGCCAACCCGGTACCGGCACCCGTCGGAATGGCGGCCCCACCGTCGATGTCGTTCGTTGAGACGTACACCGTCCCCTCATCGGCGGCCAGGATCTGGGCCGTGGCCGTGATCTTGAATCCAGCGCCAACGACCGCCGTGGCAACCGTGGCCACGTCCAGCGTACCGCTTGTCGTTTCATCCCACGTTGCGACCGCCCCGGCGTGCACCAGACGAATAAAGTTGATACCGTTGGCGAGCCGGTGCTCATCCAGAAAGTCCAGCAGCCCTTCAGCGCGGTCGTTGTCGTTGTCGCTGACCTTGAAAGCATTCCGCAGGCTGCCGACGTGCGACCGAACACGCGCCAACTGGTTGGAAACCCCTGCTTGGCCGTAGCCCATTGTTACTTTCCCCTTTCGCGCCTAAATCTCTCTTACGAGAGCCGTGGGCGCATTTTGGAGGGTCTAACCTGTTTGCCGGGGCAAGCCCGCCCGGCTTCGGGTTTCCGCTTACGCGACGGTAAACGTGTCTGTAGAAGGTGTGTAAGTGCCCGTTGTTGCTGCGGGGTTATCCGGTGGTAACCCGCTGACCAGCGTGAAGTCAATCGTGCCATCTGTGTTGATGGTGTAAGTGTCGATGTTGTCCGGGTGCGTGTCCAGACGCTTTGCCAAAAACCACTGAGGACGCTTCTGCAAGGCGGCGATGGCGGACATTTCGACCTCTTACGGTGCTACCAACGTGTGAGTCTGCTTGTGGGGGTTGTAGGTTCCCACTGTAGCCGTGCCGCCATCCAGAGCCCCTGTCAGCGTGAAGTCGATCGTATGCCCAGAAGGGTCGGCCGGCAACGTGATGGTAGCGATGTTATCAACCGGAGTGTTGATCGTCCCCGCGATGATGCGCTTCCACCGGCGTTCATTGTGGCTGATTGTTGGCATTGCTGCCTCCCTGTTTCTTCTTCGTTGACCAGAAAACCTTGCTCCTAGCTTCTGAGACGCTTTTGCTGATCCGTGCCTTATGCTCCTCTGTCAGAGGCTTACCACCAAAATGGATCCGTGCATGGCAACGACGGCATACGAGCTTTAGCTTGCTTATTTCGTTTTTGTTGATGTCACCATCAAGGTGATGAACCTCAAGCCTGCTTTCGCTGCCATCGTGCCCGCACAATTCGCAGCAGCCGCCAGACCGCTCCCAGACGTCTTTCCGAATGTAGTGAAATTCCCGAGGATAGTACTTGTGGGACGGGTACCTCTCGGGTGTGACACCGCCTTTCCAGTTGGGATTGCCTTCAGCCACGATGCTAACCCTAGGCCCGCGCATGCTGGCGATGTGCTCTTTCGTCTTCGCTCTACCATACAGCGGGTGGTCGGGGCCTTGCCGGCTCCTCATGGGGTCTTGCCGCATCTTAGCACGGGCTTCTTCGCTATGCTTCTTACCCGCGAAGGGGTTACCCGTACCAGTACAGCCTTTCTTACGACAGGCTGCTGAACAGAAGCGATAACCCTCAGACTTGATCCGGACCGCTGGGTAAACCCCAGGAAACCCCGCGCCACACACTTCACAGCAGATACGCAGCCTACCATACTTCCTGAAGTGCATTTCCAACAGTGGCTTCCAGTTGGGATTCTTAGTGCCAGCAACCTTTCGTGCAAACGCGCTATTACCCATTGCGTAGTCTCCTCTGGTAGAGACCTGGAAGGTTACTGTGAAGGGCAGGCACTCCAGAAAGTGCTTTTCGGTAGCGAACCTAGCCCTTCACAGACAGCTACCACTAGGTAGCGCCTATCACGATGCGAAGTCGAAGAGGTATCCGCAGGGAAGGTCTGCGGTCGGCCGGACACCCTTGAAGTCGCGACGGAGCGTCGCGATCATGATGTTCCGCTGCTGCGACGGTCGGTTCTCCATTTCCACGGTCACGGCACGCTTCTCACCGAAGACGAAGCTGGGCCGGTGCACGAGCAGGCTCTGCGTCTTCGTCAGGGTTGTGCCGTCGTAGATGCCCGTAGCGTTGAGATCTGACCGCACGAACTCACTGACCACGATGTTCGACCCGTCGAACGATCCCATCGTGCCGCTGAAGATGGTCGCCCGAGACCCGAAAACGTCCTGCGTGATGACCTCGGCCAAGCTGAGCATCCGCAGGTACCCAGCCATGGAAACGATCCAGACCAAGTCCTCCGGCCGCATCCCGTAGCGACCCATCGCCTTGCGGACGTTGCGGTGGTTGACCGTGGTGAAGGCTTCGGTACCAGTGTTGGCGTCGATCTGTGCCGCTGCCCCTGCGAGCTTGCGGAGGCCACTCCACGCAGCCTTACGCACGTCATCAGGGTTGGCAGCGAAGTGCGCAGCCAGCCCGGTGTCGATGTGCGAAGCCGCTGTGTCCCCGTTGATGACCGCGTTTTCGATGCCGTCGGCCAGCCCGAGTACGATCTTCTCCCGAACCAGCGGGAGAACGGCGATGATCGAGTCTTCGACGAATTCGTAGGACAGGTTCACGCGCACCCCGAACGTCCGGGGGGTCAACGTGATCTGCCCCGTGGTGAAGTCGCTGGACCGCAGCGACCCGGGTTCGTCCGTGGTTGCTTCCTCAACGATGTAAGCCGTCGGCCTGCCGGTCGTTGTGGGCAGGATCATCGTCGGGGCCGTACCCATCGGGATGGTTCGGAACAGCCCGGCCACGAGGGTAGCCAGCCGGACTTCCTGGATCAGGTCGGCGGAATACTCCGTCGGAATCCACTCTGCGCCGGCCCCGGTGTTGCTCGTCGCAAGAGCCTTGATGGTCCCATCGGTCTTCCGGTAGCCGAACGCCTTCGTGACGTCCACATCGGCCCGTTTTGCAGCCTCATGCAGGGGCGTCAGAGCCTCCTGGAGACGGTGCCATGCCTTCAGGCCCTTGGTGCCCTTGATGTACTGCTCCGGAACCTCACCGCTGTTCTCGTCGATCTTGACGTTCTGAAGCTGCTTGCTAGCCCGCATCATCGCCAGCATGGTCACTTCGTCGTTCAGAGCCTGGATGTCCTTGATGTACGGGTCATCGCTCTGGCTCTGCATGACCTCGTGCACCGTCCCCCCGAACTTCCAGAAGGACTTGGACAGGTAGTAAGACGTGTCCGGATAGGCCGAAGCCTCTTCCCGGATCGAGCGCCGGTTCATCTCCCGCGCGATCTGCCGCTGGATTGGCATGACGTCTGTGAGCATGCGCTCACCGGTCTCCCGTGCGCCAGGAGAAAGATCGCCAGGAGCCGCGCCTACGTCTTCATTCTGGCGCTGGATCACCTGCTGCCCGGCCGTTGTCCCCCCAGCAAGCTCGCTTTGCAGTCTTTCCAACTCGGTCATTGTGTCATTCCTCTTTGGTTGAGTTTCTACTGGCGAACAGCCGGTGGTCCAGTAGATTACGCCGCAGCCGCTAGCGGCCTTCCATTCAGGGAGATACCAGCCTTGCTGAGAACGCCCCGAACACGGAGCGCCTCTTCGTTCTTCCTCTCAGGGTCCATCGTGTCATCAGCGGCAACGGCAGAAAGCCGCTTACGTGCCGACGTGAGGAGGCCCTCCTTCTCGGCCTCCGTGAGCTGGGCCTTGACAACAGGCGTTGCCGGGGCGGGTTCAGACGTCACAACCGGAGCGATGACGGCTTTAACGGGCTCAGGCTTTGGCGCTTCCGGTGTAGAGATTTCCGCGTTGGCGGTTTCCTCCCCGGAGATCAGCGTAAGCACCTTTGAGCACGCTGCCGACATGGTGCCGATTGCCTCGGACAGCCCCTTTGTCGCCAGGAGAACATCAGCCTTCTTCTGCTCCTCTGGCTTTGGGGCCTCATTGAAAGAACGCACCACGCTCACCAGCTCTGTGAGAAGTGCGTCCACGCCCTCTGCGCTCTCCAACTGCACACCGTGCGTAGAGCAGAGATTGGAAATCGCCTGCTCCGCACTCTTGGGCACAGCGTAGACCTTGAACATTTTGGCTCTTCCCTCCTTCCGTACCGGTTGGGCAACCGGTTGTTTGACCTGCCTCTTTGCGGATGCTACGGGAATCAGAAAGTCCTTTGCGGGGTAGAACACGAATGACTTACCGTCGAGCTCCCTCAGGCCAAACTGCGCCGCCACGATACGCTGTCTATCGTACGTGCGCACGTGGTCACCTGGGATTTCCTTAAGAGCCTTGGTAAGTCCACGGATGTGGATGGAGCTCTTGGCAAGAGCCAGCCGGTTGGACGGCACAACCACCGGGGAAATCTCCAGAATCTCCACCTTGGTAAAAGTCCATCCGTCCTGTCCATCTAGGATGGGGTCCTTATCCAAAGCGATTGTGATCCACCCCGCGCTGAAAGCGTTCATAACACCGTCTTCGTACAAACTGAAGACTTCCAGCGCGAACGGTGTCCGACCGAAGTTGGCCGTGGCCTCAAACGTGTCGTCTGTGAAAACAAAGTCAGACGCACGGGCTACCGCCGGAAACCAGTAGTTGTGACACCACGGCATCACCGGGTTCTTCTTGTAAAGGGACAGCCTAGCCTTGAAGGCCTCAGGGACGATAACATCCCCATCACGGTCTACCGTTTTGGTCGAGGCCACAAATGGGAAGGACCGGTTTTCGTGGTCCACTGCTCGGAAGCTCTTCTCAGAGCACGCCTTCAGGACAACAGGCGCCTTGCTGCCCTTGGTAGGGAGCAGTACAGCCCAGTCATCCGGCCCCAGCGTTTCACGGCGGACAACACCATGTTCTACCAGCCGGGGTGAGTTGATCCCGTACTCTTCAAGGTTAAGGAGTTCCAATGAGCTGCCTCCAAAAGAAAACACCCGAGCAAAGAACACCCGCCTTGTGCTGAAGCCTAGGCGGCGTGAACCTTGTCCGGGTGCGGTACGCTGTTTACTCGTTACCCGAATCGGGGCTTTTACTCTTGGCCGTATCCCCGCAGGTCTATTGACTCTTCCTCAGAGATTTTCACGGCCTTGACAACTTCACCGTCAGCATTCAATGTAAACTGTATGCTGACGGTACCAAAGTCTGGAACGTTAAGGTGGTCGAGCACGTGAGCGTACCCGGCGCACAGCTTGGGGTCTTTGTGAAGACAAGGGTATATAACCTGTAGAGACCTGACGAACCCGTCGTGTCGGCACACACGGATAGTGGCTGCCGTGTTATTCTGAAGACCTACTACCCGAAGAAAGGCCGCGAGCTCTTGTAGAGCCTCATTCGGCACAGCCTTCAACCTTCCAGTGTGTGCGCTGCGCAATGGTAATATACCTCACCCTAGATTTTTTGACAAGCAAAAAATCAGGTCGGGATAGCCTTAGACAAAAACGTCGGGGTTAGAACGAGTGGCGTAAGCGGCGAAGCACCTACACATGATCGAGTTTTCAGGGCGGCCGTTTATATCCACGGGATACCGCAAGGGTTCGCCTGTAGCCATGAAAGGCTGCTCTACGTTCTGTTTCTCCAGGTCAGCATCAGCGTGTGACTTTCTAGCCCCCTGATGAGACAGCCAGCATTTCCTCGTAATGAAACCGACCCCAACTTGCCGGACACCAGTGGCGGCACCTAGGTTTGCCCAACCGTTGGCTTCTGTGAAGGCTATAACCCGATTGCGCTTGCCCCCGCGTAACCCATCATGGAATATAGCAGCCATAGCCTCACGGAGCCACGGATTGTCGTGCCCACCTACAGCAGCCTCCTCCAGCACCGCCTCTGCACGGCTGTAGGTTGTTCCGGTAATTCGATCAGACGAAACGGCTAATCGCTGTGACCTATCAAATAGCCACAAAGGTTCAACGGCAATACTATAGCTCTTGATTCCGCCTAGCAGCTCTGCATAGTGTGCCGCCCACAAAGTAGAAATTCGCTGGGCAACTGGCAGCATAACACCCTGCAGAGACTTAGACTCAGTAGTCCTGTCGGGTAGGTGCACCGCCTCTGACTCTGCTACTGCTCTAACGAACCGGGCTCTTTGGCTAAGGAAGTAGCCGTGCATACGTTGGCTGAACATGGCAGCCACGGACACCACACGCGCTGAATGCCGAATCCGCACTATTTCGAGTCTTGCATCTCCGGGCATAGCCAAGGCCCCCACCCCGTTGCCTCAACGATTACCTTTAGGAGTTGCAGAGCCACCGGTGTTTCTAGAATGAACATTGGAAAGCCACCCGATCCCAGGATCTGAACGGTGCTGTTTACACGGTCAAACCCATAACCAGAAACTTCACTGGTATCCCACGTAGCCACCTGTTCCGAGATGGGTACCGCATCGGCATCCTGGGAGGGACCAACAAGAACGGTGACCCAAATGCGGGCGTCCGCAAACTTGCAAACACGGAAATTCTCGCACTCGAAGGTCACTTGGCAACAACCTCCCTAGCCCCTGGAGGGACACCAATCATAAAGTGACAACCGATGCCGAGGTCAAGCTTCTTCGGGATACACCCTTGTTCCCACACGCTGGCCGCCGCACGCCGAAGTTCGTTAGCAACCTGCCTTCGGAAGTGGTAATCCAAAGCCATCAAACGAACGTGCTCGTGTTCCATCGACGCCCAACAGCTCTTTGCAGCTACAACAAGCCGGGGGTTAACCGCCAGAACTTCCATGCTGTTATCCCCAGCCCGGAAGAATCCAACTGCGACGTTCGTTGTTGAGTCAGACCGAACAAGCTCACGGTTTATAAGCGACACAGCCGCCGCCGTCAGATCCATTTGTGTCACATTGTGCCCCACCCACAGCAGGAAGGAAGGGTCGTTGATAAACTCAGGCTGTGAAACAAACTCTTTTCCTGGAACCATGTTACGCATCGGACTCCCTTTCGTCTACATATACCAGTGACGCCCTAACCTTCTCGTGCGATGGAATATCTTCAACTATCTCAAACCCGTAGCGGCTTCCGACGGGGGTTATCACCGTAAACCGTTCACCCGCTTGCAGCCGAGTCCCTCTGAGAACCCTGCTGATGGTATCACCAACAAAGGTTGGTCGTAACGCTGGGTTGTTACAGAAAGCAGACAAGCAATCATAGGTAAAAGAAAACAGCTTGTCCTTGTCGACTTTGAATTCACAGCGAATAGCCTTTGTAGAAGAACGCTGTGGAATATCAAAGACGATGCAGGTTTCTTGTTGTCCAAGCATTGACTGTCTCCGCTCAGTAGCCGTGCTTCTTGCTAAACCGTCTCTGCTGATACAAGGCAACCCTACCCGCCGGAGTGTACAAGACGGGGTTACGCGCCCGCTTCTCCTGGTATTTCGCAGACTTTTCTCGTCGGTGCTCTTCATACTCTGGGAAGAAACCAGGGTCTATTGGGGTACCATCACTAGGTTGCCTACCTTCAATGAGCTCCTGCGCTACCTTGATCCGTCTTGCTTCCTTGTAAGACTGCATCATGGCAACTCTTGTCTTAACAAGGCTTGAAAGGCGGGTACGGTTAAGCTCCTTGTCAATACGCTTCAGTATAGTGCTCAGGTAATCGGGGTTCAAATACCGCCCCGTGGTACCCGCCTTTTCGTCGTCGCCACCGCTGTCACCGGCCGGTTCAGGAACGCGCGGCATTATGATTTCGCTGCCGTTAGTCGTCGCAACTGGTGCCTTATTCAAGTCTTCCCAGATAGTGTCGCCGCCTGGGAACGCGGTTAGATCAATGGCCGATACAAAGGTATTAACAACTGCTCGTGCCTCGTTGGCCGACAGGATACCCTTGTCCTTAAGGCTGGCAACAAACTCGCCCATCTCTTTCCACGGGTCCTGCAAAGCGGCGACACCGCTGTAGTCATACTTCCCAAAAGCCTTGACCCCCGGGAAGTTTCTCTTCAAATACTGCTGATTGAAGCACCGCTTGAATTGGCGATGCATAGGCTGGACCTTGTTACTCCAGAAGCTAAACCGCTGCTCACGGGCCACAGCATAGTTCATAGTCTCCAACCCAACCAGAATAGGGGGGACACGGAAGGCCCCCAGAATCTCAGCCCGGCTCATTTCATTGAGAGGCACAATAGCAAGGTCCTGCGGTTTCACCTGGATGTCGTGCCATTTGAGGCCAGAAGGAAGAATCATCGGCTGGAAAGCACGGTCAAGACCAACGTAGAGGTTACGGACCTCTTCCCGCAGTGTGTCACGCAGCTCGGGGGTGATGTTAGGCATGTCGGTTTCCAGCACCGCCGCCGGAATAGCCGCGTTTTCAAAGAATCGTCGGTAGAGCTTACGGCCGTCAAAGTCGCTATCAACAGAAAGACGGGCAGGCGCGAGGGGCGCAAGCCCGTAGAAGTCGTGCGTCGGGTTGAAATACTTGAAGTGTACGATGTCCTCTGGTAGGAACCGCTCCTCAGACTGCCCAATCTTGTAGACGTACTCGCGCACCAGCTTACGGCTGTGCGGAACAATGTGAACTCGATCCGGCCGCAACCAGTAGGCTTCATCGCCTACTATTTCCCAGTAGGCATTGCCGATAAGCTCCAGCGCGACGTAGGTAGCCTCCTGGAGATCCTCGAATGACATAAACTCATTCGGCATATCCAGGATTGGAACGTTCTGCATCCGCTCGGCTTCGGAGTCTGACTCGTCGTCTACGAGGTAGAAAGGCACGCTAGAAGCATTCGTAGAGGCAATCCACACGCATGCGTAGACCCACACGCTGTTGCTGAATACCGCCAGGAACTTCTCGTAGTCACGGGGAAGCGGCAAACCGTACGCCTGTAAAGCCTGAGACCCGTAGGTGTAATTACCCCCGATGGCAGCCAAGCCACGAGAGTCCTCCGGAGACTTCACAGAAATGCTGGTGCCAACAGGCACGAGTCCTAAGTCACTCGGAAGGAGACTCATCTATGTTCCCTCTGACCCCCGCCAGAGTACAGCGCCGCCCCAAACATAGGGCTATATAGTCAGCCCGGCAAGCCGGATGGCACCAAACACAACAATCGTCAAGACAACAGAGAGGGCCATAAGTATGATCCACCCAGCCCCGTGCCACCACAGGAGCTTCCCGCCGGCAGTAGTAGACGGCATTATCTTAGAAGTCAAGCAGACGTAAACGCTGAAGGCCGTGAAGATAACGTACATGAGCATGTTGGCAGTCACAGGAACTAGAATCAGTTGGTTCGGTGTGATTCTATCCTTCAGCAGCCACACAGCCAGAACACAAACGCCCATCGCCAGTGCCGCCACGATGGAACCAGCAATCAGAAGATGCTTGTGATGCTTTTGAACCAGCCCTTCTTGCTGCACAACACGCTCTAGTTCATTCACGCCAATGCCTGTTTCTTATGGGTGTCAAACACCAGATGAATCCACCCCCGAGCTTCTGTAGCGAGTCATATTCAATCCGACTAAGCAACACGGGAGTGAACGTTGTCATAAACGGGCGCCAGCCGCAGGCCGGTATACCGAATTTCTTAAGAACCTGTGCAGAATCCGTATGGGTTGCCGACTCTATTAGAGGGGCAACCCAACCGAAATAGACAACCTTGTCGGGCAGAACGCGGGAAACCCAGAAGTCAGGCGGCTCCATCTTCGGCAGGGCCACCGTCGAGAACCGCTTCGGGAAACCCAACATCGCGTTGTCTCGCGGGGTTCACAGAACGTAGAAAGTACATGCCCGGTTCCGTAATGCTTTTCATCACTTGTTGCCCAGCCCCAACAAAGACACCGCTAGCAAGCTCAACCCCAGGCCATAGCAGACACATGGCCCCCAGCGTAACACGGTCTTTAAGGACCGGCCCCTTGCGTAAGGCGACCCGCGTGGCGGCATCCACAGACGGGTGGCCAGCATACCTGTCGTTTGTGAAGCAACACATGGGGCCAACGAAGCAGTCGTCTCCTACCGTGCTATACGCACAGATGTACGCGCGTGTCATGACCTTCGTTCGAGCGCCAATGGTGCAGTTGTTCTCAACGACGACGCCAGCCCCTATCACGGTGTCATCCCCTATGACAACGTTCTCCCTTACAATGGCCCCATCCCCTACAAACACGTTCTTGCCAAGGCGTGTCCCTCGATACAGAAGAACGTTAGGCCTCACAACGCACCCGTCTGAAATAGAGGCAGCATTTAGCTCAAGGACGTTGCCATAACTCTGATTTGTCAACCCTGGAGCCACCGGGGAAACATCAATCCGGGCAGCGTTATGAATATCACTTCCCATACTTAGAAACCTCCGCCGTGCTGGGTGTCTGAATGGAAACGCTAGGGCGAATGATCTGGCTGGGCTTGCCAACGTCAAGCTTCGCGATTACAAACCGGTCTACACCCGGGAAGTTCTTAGGCTCTTTTTCACGTAGAGATTCCAGTTGGGCAACAGCCCGTTCTGCGTACCGGGGGTTCTTAAAGACGGGGTGGGTACCGTCAGTCGGGTCCTTTACAATGACAACGCTCGTCCCCTTCTGGACACCGATGGTCCAATAGGACTCACCCGTAACCCCAACCGCACCAACGCGAAAAGCGCCCCGATAGCGGGGGCGCTTGCTGGCCTTCGACTTCGAGATTGTCAGACCGCTGGCCTGTAACTTCTCGTTAAGCTCAGCTAAGCGGTTCTTTTTCATTTTGTCCGTTCCTCGGGTGGAACGACAGCGATGTAGTGCGGGTCCTCTTCCCTGAAGACAAACCTCCGGTCGGCCAGCGTGTTAATCCAGCCCTCGTAAGGGTTAAAGCGGTACACATCCTCGCACAGTCTCTTGAGTTCAGCCTCGTTGGTATCCCCAGTGAAAAGACCCTTCTGTATGCGCACCAAGCGAAACTCCCGCTGTCGGTTGACGCTCGGGCATGGGCTACGCGAGGTATGGTCCCTACCTGGAACGTACTCGATACCCATTGCCACGATACGATCAATCAGTTCGTTTACGGTTGGCAGAACCTGCGAATCAACTGGGCTTGTAAGATTCACGGCAAGCCGCCAGTGTTCCCACTCTGCCTTCAACCACACGTCGTCGATATCCCCATACTCATAGGCTTGGTGATAACGAACGGCGTCAGCCTTCATCATAGGGGCTCCCTCAGCGGCACAGTAGACAGAGCCATACTTCTGCTCGTAGTTGTTCATCAAATCCTGGCCACGAGTAAGCATAGCCTTGAAAGCCACCGGCGACATGATGATAAAAGCCGAGGGGCGACGGTTAACCGTCATTGTCGTTTCCAGCCGATCCGTTGCCACGCCGCCACCATTGATGTACGCTTGCCCGTCAATCCAGGAAAATTCAATCTGGATGTCAAACGGGTTCACATGAAACTCAATTAGGTCAGCGTAAACGGGCGTTGGCCGGCGCTGCTGCGAAGCGGCCCCATGCTGAAGACCGGCCTCATAAATCTGCCGTTCCCGATCGCTCTGAAACTCCATCATCTATCCTCTCCAGTCTAGCCAGCGTCAAGACGTGCTGCTCGGCCGCTCTTAAGAACATCCCGTAGGTCGCGCACGGGTATGGCGACGGTTACTTCCATTTCCAGGTCGTCAACATCCTTCAAAGCAGCGAGCCCTTCCGTGATGTCAAAACACAGGTGTATACGCCCGTTGTGACCACGAGCAATAAACGGTTCAGACACTTGTTCTACCACGTTGCCTCCTACCCTTTCATATCCCAGTCCACTACTTCTTTGTGCAGCTCCAACATCCTGGATCGAAGCTCCTGTGGCAACACCGGCTCGGTGGGGTTTTCCGTATCTTCAGAGTTATTTGCTGTCGTAATCTGCTCGAACACAGCAGGCTCTTCATTTAGCAGCCAGAGAAACCCCTTAGCATCAGACAGCCGTTCAAACACACCACAGAGTACACCGTGTTTGTGGTAGACGTAAACCTTCGGCAAAAGCTCGGGGACTGCCGTCCCCAGGTTGTCAAGAATTGCGTAACGACCCTCATAGGACTTACAGGGAAGCTTCAGGACGGCCCGCCACATGTCCGTCCCCGACTCTTGCATTACGATGGGCACAACCAGCGTAGCCGGTTTCTCTGAAAGCTTCCGAAAGCCATGCAGAGCAGCGAGGGAATTACTAGCCTTCCTCAGTAGGGCTCCCTCGGTAGCCTTCCGCTCTATATGAGCCTTCAAAACCTCAGGGTCACCGAGCAGGGCTCCCAGTTTATCTATCTCAACAGGTGTTTCCATCTGGCAGCCCCTCAGTCAAAAACGCACACGGCCTCATCCTCTAGGATGAACCGGTGCTCCTGACCGTTGTAGTCGTACTGCTGCCCGGCATAGCGTTCGATGAGAATCCACTCGCCAACCTGGAACTCTTGATCCACGTCTTCGCCAACGGATACAACTTCTGCGTGTACACCCCGCTGTGTCGGGGTGTTAATTCGATCCTGTCGGACGAACAGCTTGGAGCTCTTGTACTGTTCAAAGTCATCCTGCCTCTTGACTTTGACAAGAAGCCGTTTGCCAAGAACACGAAACGTCATGCCGGTATTCCCCCCTCTTTCAGTTGGTAGGCTACGTTTGCCCGTGTGCACAAATACGTGCCGACGACCATCCAGGTGTCACGGGTCCATTGCCATTTGGTATGCTCTCTCACCTCTCCGTGGAAGGTAAAAGCCCGAGCCTGAAAGAATATGTCGTCATCGCCGAGGTAGAAGTCGGCATAGGGTTTGGGCTCGTTATTAAGGCCGGGCTCAGTGAAGTTAATGCTGGCTAAATCGAAGTGCAAGAAGGCACGGTGCTGGTAAAGCCATTCGGTTATTTTCTGGTGATCGCGGCACGACCATATGTGAACTTCATAAGCTGAACAGAGAAGCTTCAGCCACTCCAAGGCCCCAGGGATGGGGGCCCCCAGAACGCCCTCACCCTTAAACCCTTCACGGTAATCGGCAAGGACGCCGTCAAAGTCAACGAGCAGTATCTCCAGGCCGTTCGTTCGATGAACGTATGGCACACTCCACCTCCCGTATGAGGGCCCTAATCGCTTTAACCTCTTTCCAGGTCATTGTCATCGCAATCTCGTAAAGCCGGTTCCACTGGTAGTCGCGGTGCTCCTCAATACGTCGGTGCAGCTTCGCGCAGATGCTCAGAATAAGTCGTTCTCGAACTGTCATTGCCCCGCCTTTGTATCCTTCGTGTGGCACCCAAAACCGGGCACCCAAAACCGACCCTTCAATCCGGTTGCAGAAAAACCCCCCCG